CAGTTAAAGAAGCTTTTGAAAAACTTAATAAAGAGATAGATGAGCAATTTGAAAAATCTCGTAAAGAATTAGCTGAAGAAGAAACTCAAGCTTATGATGCTTTGTCTGATGAAACTAAAGAAATTGTAAAAGCTGCTCATAATGCTTTTGAATCTCAAGCTGTAAGAAATAAAGAAACTGGTAAACTTATAAAAGATAGTTATCTTAAACAACTTCAATTTGTAGCTGATTATATTCGTACTAATAAAACTAATCTTGATGATGCTGATAATAATTTTATTTCAGTACATGAAGATATGGTTGATTCTATTAGCAACGAATATATTGATAAAAAGACTTTTAGATCTGATAAAGCTAAAGAAATTCTTCAAGCTAGAATTGACAAATTTGATAAAGCTGCTAAGCAACTTGGTATTATGAGTTATGATGAGTATATAGCTCAAAATGTAGAAGATGGTAATACTCGTAATGCTCGTAATAATCGTATTCTTGACGATATGATTGATATTCTTAAAGATGATATATCTCTTGAAGAAAACTTATCACGTTCTAATTTTGATGATATTATTAATGCACGTGATAAAGTTATTAATCCTGTAGTTAAAAAAATTCGTAAAGCTAGAAGTCCTTATGATTTTCTTGAACAAGCTGATTATCAAGAAGATGTTATGAGTGGAGCTAAACTTAAAGCATTTAGTGTCACTCGTGATACATTTGTGTCAGTATGCAACACTGTTAGACCAACAATTAATGAAGCAAATGTTATTAAAATAAATTACCATTATAAAGATGCTAAATCACTTAAAAAGCTTAAAGATAGATTTGGTAAAGATAATGTTAAAGATTTAGGCAATAACAAATGTACTATCACTCATACTAGAATAGGTTGGTCTGAAGATAATAAAAATGTAGATGGACGTATTCTTACCGCTTATACTTCTCAGACTACTGCTCATATTCTTGATGCTGTAAAGGAAGGAGCTATACCTAATGTAAATGATTTTACTTTTGCAGTATATAAAACTCTTCCTGATATTGGTAGCAATTACGATACAACTGTTGCATTTATTATGCAGCCTGCTATTAGTCGTATCGTAGAAGAATACAATGCTAATAAGTCTATTTATGCTGAAGATACTTCTAAACCTATCGAAAATGCTATTAAAAAATTAGCTATAGAACTTAACATAGGTGTAACAGAAGATGATAATATTCAAAAAGCTATAGATAAAATTAATACTGCATTTAAAACTAATTATAGTCTAACAGAAAATAATAATATTGTTCTTGATTATGATGATTTAGCCGCAAGAATTAATGAAGAAGATGGTCAAATTAACCCCCCTGTAGAGAGGCTGATGTTTGACCTTAATATGCTTTTTGCTTATAATGATATTAACAAACTTGCTCAAGGTATTAGTAGTTTAGCAAGAGTTTGTAATCCTGATAGATTTGGTGCTAAGCAAACTATATTTGCAACTAATAAAGTATTTAGGGATATTGAAACTATTGTAAATGGAGATAATGCTAAACAACATAGTGTTCTTGATGTAAAAACTGAAGATGGTAATGATACTTCATTTCTTGAAGCTATTTATCCTGGACTTATCATTAATAATAATGGAATTAAATCTTATAATTTACATCATTATATGACTGAAAGTGTTGATTCAGATTCAGCTTATCCTTCACTTCATTGTTTCTTAAAATATGCTACTGCTACTTCTACTAGTATTAATAGTATGCTTTTTGATACTCAATCTAATTGGTTTAAAGATATAATTTATAGTCTTGAATATTCATTTAGTGATAATACTAGACAAATTAACGAAAAAGAATATGCTGATTTTCAACAGTATGTTCTTAGTGGAGTTTATAATAATACTCCTGCTATACGTTTAGGAATTAATCCAATGTTTAATAAAGATGGTAAATTTATTCAATTTGGTTTAAATAATGAAACTGATGAAATAGCTGAACGTCAAAGAATATTTGGATATAATGCTTCTAGTGATATTAGATTTGCAGTTAATGATATTGTAAATCCTACACAAAAAGAAATAAAAACATTTGCTAAACTTACTCCTGCTCAAAAAGTTGCTTGGCTTCAAATGAATACTGAAGATGCTGGTATATTTGGTCTTTGTAAAGTAAATCTATTTAATCAATATGAAGCTCAACAGACTGGTCAATCTAAACAAACTATAAGTTTTAAAGATGATACTGTAGATGTTGAAACTGCATATATGATGTTTGATCAAGCTATTAATAGTAATAATCCTCTTATTAAACTTGCTGCAATAGATATGATTAAATATGCTTTTGTAGTTGAAAACTTTAAAATGAGAAGAAATTCTATTAATAAATTTATAACTAATGATAGTCTTAAAGATGATAGTCTTTTTGGAGGAGTTAGTTTGGTTAAACAAATTCTTGAAGAATTTAATAGTAGAGTAAGCGATTATGGTGTAGCAGAAGATTATATTCGTGCTCATAGTGATGCTTCTTTTATATATCACAAAACAGAAACTAAAGTTAAAGTAAATAAGAAACTTGTCAATGAATTAAATGCTAATAGAAAATCTAGAGATCTTCTTAGATTTGATTTATCTGATAGTAGAGAATTAGAAGATACTATTTCTGAACTTCAAAGTGAACTTAATATTGAAACTGACGAAGAAGAAAGAAAAAGAATTGCTAAAGAAATAAAAGATTCAACTGATAGATTAAGTAAATTACAAAAAGATAGAAAACTTGCTATTAAATATGGTATTATAACTGATTGTTCTACTAAGTTATTACCTAATGATTTTAGAAGTAATAGTTATGTAGAAATTAAAACCAAGAAAACTGGAGATAAAGAATATAGAAGTATTCTTTATAAAATTCAATCTATAGGTACAACTATTTATGCTTATCCTCTTAACAAACTTGATGAGAATGAAACTTCATCTGTTAGTCTTACTAAAGAGAATAATAAGTTTAAACCTGAAGGTTTTTATCTTGAATATATTGACACTCTTGAAAGAAATAATGGTGAAAATATTGGATTAGAAGAATTAAACGAACTTGCTTCTCAATATAGTCTTGGTATTAAATATAAGAAACTTCGTAATGAAAGAGTATTTGACATAAACCATCCTGATAAATATAATGAAGGTGCAGCCAAATATGTTATTGATAAAATTGCTACTATGTATCCTAATGCTAACGGAAAAGAATTTACTATTCAAAGTATTTATCTTGATAGATTAGTAGGTTATAGATTTGGTCATCAACAACATATTGTAACTAATTATATAGATGCTGAAACTGGAGAAGAAGGAACTATAGATACAAACTTTGTATTTAGAAAATATTCTGATAATGAAATTAATCGTTTTGCTGATTTAGGAATAGCAATTTCTCCAAATACTATAGTAGTTAAAGAAGTTCCTAAAGTTGAGAATAAAAATATTATTCTTGATACAAATGAAAAGAAATATGCTACTGTTCTTGATTATAGTATTGATGCTTATAGAGATATGTCTCGTAGAGCAAACGAAGGTGATTATATAGCCAAACGTCAAATTAATAAATTAGAAGAGAAAGGATTTGAAGGAAGAAAAGCTCAATTTGGTAATGAAGAAGAAAATGTTTATGGAGCAATTAGTAATTATGTTAGAACAAAAGTTGAACAAATTCATTCTAATTTAAATCAATTTTTTGCTGATGAAGATGGACATTATCATTCTGTAGTTGAAGCTGAAACTATCAATCATATAAGAAACAATCCTATGGAACAAAGACGTTTCTTAAAAACTCTTCTTGATGGTAGAGCTTTGATTACTAAGTATGGAGATATTGTTACAGTTAAAGTTGATAAAGATAAACAATCAGATAATACTATAAATTATATAGAAAAGATTCAAGATAATATTAAATCACTTCTTGATAGTTCTAAACTTGAACAAGCTGAAACAATATTTGCTACTGATTATCTTGCTAAGCTTAGTGATAATCCAATGATTCAAAATAATATAATTAGTATATTTGATGGTTTTCATTCTACTAGTTGGTTTGATGCTTGGGTTGGTGATTTACAAGATTCAGGTAATGCTTTTGTGCAAGTTCTTACTAGAAATGTTATGGCTGATATTAGAGCTAAAGAAATGCAAGCAATGAAACGTGTAGAAAGTTTTAATAAAGAACTTGATAAGATTTTTGCTGATGCTAAAAAAGATGGAGTTAATTTATCTTTTGATGATATAATTGATGCAGATGGAAGAAGTATTCGTCCGTATAATGAAAATTTTGAATCTGATTATAGAGCAATAGCTAAAGAACTTAAAGATGCTAAAGCTAATAGAATTAATAATCCTAAAGATTATATTCTTGCTCAACATAAATATGATAAATTCTTATTAGACCACGTTAATAGAAGATTTATTGATAGTTATTATAAAGAGCTTTATGATAATGATGAGGAAATGATAACTAATCATATGCCTATATTTGAAGAATATACTAAACTTCGTGCCCAAATATCCAAAATAAATGAAGGTAGAATTAATGGAGTTCTTGATCCTGCTGATGAAAGTAAACTTAAAGATTTGCAAAGCAAAATTATTGAACTTCGTTCTACTATGGATTTTGATACTTATGAAGAAAAAGAATCTTTTATTATGGGTTATCCTGGAGCTGTAGTTAATGACAAAGGTGAAGTTGTAAAAATAATAAATGAAGAAAAATATAGAAAAGCTCGTATTAATAATTATGCTGATTGTAAAGCTTTAGATAATTATTTAGCTAGAATTAATGAAATAAGAAATAAATATAATGATACTAAAGTAAAGAAAGGTTTTGAAGAACAACTTAGTAAAAATCTTGATATAGTCGAAACTGCTGAATCTAGAGATGCTTATGGAAGACTTAGAGTTCCTGTATCTCAATTAGAAGCAAATGAAGATTATAAAAGAGCTAAAGCTTGGTTAGCAGCTAATGCTAAATGGACTGTCGATCCTGATATTCAAAAAGAAATTCATGAAGCTTATAAAGTTTTAGGTTATAAAGGTACTAGAAGTGAAGTTTTCAAAGTTGTTACTAAAAAACTTGTTAAAGAAGGAAAAGTAACTTACGATGAATATGGTCGTATAGATGGTTCTGCTTATTCTGATAAATATCAACAAAAGATTAAAGAAGAAGCTGAACGTAAATATGATATAAATAAATTTGGTGCTTATAATGACAGAATATTAATAAGTAATGCTCCTGAAGATAATACAGTTTATCCTACTGAAGTTTATAAAAGATTATCAGCTAATGGTGTTCCTAATGAAGAATACCAAAAGATTGTAAAACAAGTTAATGATATTCTTAGACCTTATTACGATGTTTCTACTAAACATGTTGAAACTTCTCAAATGACTGAGGAAGATTTGAATAAATTATATGATGCTTATCAACCTTTATTTGCTGGAGTTAAGAAAAATATTGATGGAACCAATGGTAGGTCTATTGGTTGGTTTATTAAAAATTATGTTGACTTAGATGCTTATAATGAAACTGCTTTTAATCTTGAAAGAGAAAGAGCTAAAGCTAAAGGAGAAAAATATTATAAAGCTTGGGAACGAGTTAATATGATGGGAGTTCCTAAAATTGATGATAAATATCAAGTAGTTACAGATAGTGAAGGAAATATAGTTTATGATGAAACAAAACCTAGAGTTCCTAATAGATATTTGTATTCTACTCTTAAAGTAGATATGGATAAATATTTAAAAAATAAGAGTGGAAAGAAAGCTGCTGCACTTCGTCAAGAAATGGAAGCTAAAACTAAAGCTTATAATACTATTCATACATATCTCGAAACTGTAAATACTCCATATTATGAAGCTGAACTTAAAAAACAAAGAGCTAAAGGAGATAAAGAATTTAAAGCATGGTATGAACGTAATCATGTTTATAATCCTTTTACTCATGTTTTTGAACCTACTCTTATATGGAGAAAAACTCAAATTATTCCTAGATATGATAATGGTACTTGGACTGCTGGTTATGCTCAAACTGAACTTGAACCTAAAGCTGCATATAAAAATGCTTCTTATAAGGAAGGTTTAGGAAATATAGATAATTATAAGAAATCAGATAATACTACTTATGATAGTAACAAAGTTCTTAACAAACATCAACAGAGACTTCTTGATTATATAAATTCTACTCTTATAAGTCTTAGTAAGACTGAAAGTGCTAAACGTTATATAGGTCAAGGTTATATGCCTATGATGAGTAAAGGTAGAGAACATGATACTAAATGGTGGGCTGAACAATTCTTAGAGTTCTTAGGTTATAGCGATAAACTTCAAAATGGTCGTGACCCATTCTATCATATAGATTATGCTGATGATAAGACTATAGATATGCCTATGCTTATGAAACAACTTCGTAATAAAGATTCTATTAATATAGCTAATATTAAAAAAACTAAACCTAATAGAATTTCTTATACTGATGAAGAAGAATATAATAAAGCAATGGCTGACTATAATGCTAGAATTGAAGAAGCTGAATCTAAAAATAAAGCTATACACGAATCTCTTATAAATAGAGATTATCGTACAGTAATTAGTAATTTTATTACTCAAGCTGCTCACTTTAATGCTATTCAAGATAATAAATATATGTTATTCTATGGAAAAGAAATGATTGATAGAATGGAAATATATGAAAAGAATCTTGGTTGGTCTAATCTTAAACGAGATAATCAAAGAGGAGCTAAAGATGAAATCAATTATCTTAAACAAAAAGATACTAGACTTGAAGGTCAATATGAGAATTGGATAAGACGATTGATTTATAATCAATTTAAAGAAAGTAATGCTAATTATACTAAAGCTGCTAGTGTTATGCAAGCATTTACTTCTGCTAAGTTTATGATGCTTAATATAACTGGTGGTATTGGTAATATTACTGTAGGAGAATCTGCTATTGCTGGAGAATATATAGCTAAATATTTCTTTGATAAATCTGATTATCTCAAAGGTAAGGAAATGTGGGTTAACGCTATACTTAGTTTCCTTAGAGGTCTTTATAGTGATAAATCTACAACTCTTGCAGATGCTATTTGTAAAGAATTTAATGTTGTAGATTTTGACCAATTAGCAGGTCTTAGTGATGGAAATAAACTTGATTCTGGTACTGCTTTTGAAAGATTCAGAAACTTCCTTTATTCTCCTAATGCTATGGGTGAACATTTTATGCAAAATGGTGCTATGTTTAGTATGATGTTTGCTAATAGACTTGTGCCTGTTGCAGATAATGTAAATAGAGGAAAAGTAGCATATCGTGCTATGAATAGATATGAATATATAGCTAAATGTCACGAAGATGCTATGAAACAAATTATTGATGGTACTGAACTTGAAGCTAAATTTAATGAATTTATTTCTTCTGTAAAAGATGATGCTAATAAACTTAAAGATTATGTATTTGGTCGTAAAGATTTTACTACTGAATTTGCATATCTTTATTTGACTGGTAAATATGCTAATAAGAAGAAAGAATTTGTTGATAAAAAGAAGGAATTAGAGAAGAAAGCAGAGATAGAGTTTAAAAAGAATCCAACTATAATGGAGCAATTAGATCTTAAAGATGGTAAACTTGCTTTTAAAGATGGAAGTATTCTTGCTGAACTTGATGCTAATTCTCAAGATAAAGAAGTTTCTGACGCTTATAGACTTCTTGGAGAATTTAAAGGTAAAGTTATTTCTGTTAATAAAGAGATTCATGGTGTATATGATAGACTTGGTGCAGCTCAAGCTGAAAAATATTGGTGGGGAAGTCTTGCTATGCAATATCATAAACATATATATCCTGGTATTCTTAAACATTTTAGAAGACAAGGTTATTTTAATGAAGAAAGAGGAGCAATGACTATTGGTTGTGGACCTGCTTTACTTGATTTTCTTTCTCTTCCTATTCGTAAGATGAAAGCTGAAAGAGAACTTAATGATAAACAAGTTGAAGCTCTTGAAAGTCTTCAAACTTTGTTTAAAGGTTATGTTGATTTAGCAAGTAACTTTAAGACTAATTGGAATATTCTTCCTCGTTATCAAAGAGCTGCTATACTTAGAGCAATGGGTAATGCTTGTGGAGCAGTAGCTGCTATAGCTGTAGCTCTTGCTACTAGATGTATATGGGACGATAAAGAATTAGAAGATAGTACTACTGCAAATCTTCTTCTTTATGAAGCAGATAGTCTTGCTAGTCAAGCTATGATGTATACTCCTCCTTTTATAGTTACTGAAGCTAAGAAACTATATAGTTCTCCTATTGCTGCTCAAACTATGCCTAGCGATTTAATTAAAGCTATGGGTATTATAGCAGAAGGATTAATTGAAGGTGATGATTATAATTGGGATTATACTAGTGGACGTTATGCTAAAGAGAATAAACTTTTTGTACTTGGAACTAGACAAATTCCTATATATCGTGCTTATAGTAATATAGCTGGTCTTGATAAGAGTAATTCTTATTATAAACTTGGAAAGAATGTTTTAGGTTTTATTCCTGTTGATGATATAGCTAATAGCATACGTTAACCTGCCTGTAGAAAGTCTGATAAATTAATAACATAAGTTAAAGTTTTGATTACTATTGTTTATATAAATAGAAATGTTTATATTTGCAGTGGTAATCAAAACAAAGCTTCAAGTATATGCGAACATTGGACTATGGTGTAATGGTAGCACAATAGATTTTGGTTCTGTTAGTGATGGTTCGAATCCGTCTAGTCTAACGACTGATAACAGTGATGGCGATTGTAATCCTCGTGCCATTTTTGGTTAATGTGGTTTTTAAATTAAACATTATTTTACTTCCCTAGATTGTCGTGATGATAATCTAGGGATTTTTCGTATATGTCGCATTCATGTCGCTACAAGATATTAAAAAAAGGTGAAGCTTAACCTCACGGTCAAACTCCACCTACAAATCAATAAACAACTTAAATTCATTATCTAGCCGCTGCTAGGCGTAACAATCATTTAAATTATTCAATTGTAAATATAAAACATAATATTTTATTTTCTTCTCTAATGGCTTATTTAGTTCATAATGATTGATTGTATTACTGGAAGTAATAATCGTCTTGTGGCTCAACGATGATATTATTTAGCGAATATTTAAAAGGTAAGTATGCAAAGGAATTATCAAATTATCAATCATTCTCAAGCCACAAGATGATTTATTGGTACGACTGAATAACTATTCAGAAGATTAATCAAACTCGTTTATATAAGAAATTAAAATCTTAAATAACGGAACATTATCTTTAGCATAAGTTTATTGGTCAACTCCAGCATAATCATTTTCTATAACAATTATAGTACTATCATTATAAATAGGATTATAAGTACTGACACTATCTGTAACTATTACAGGAGTTATTTCTTCTTTCTTATGAGTAGTACAACAAATAAGAATAAAAGCAATAACTGTAAATAGAAGTATAACTACTTTTAAATGTTTATTATAATCAGGATTCATAATTTTATAAATAAAACTCCTGCTACTTTCACAAGCAACAGGAGCAAAACTATTAATATTTACAATAAAAACATTATTTCATGTATAAGTCTATATATCTTTGAATAACTATTGTAGGAGTAGAACCTACCATTTTAAAAGTAATAGTCTCATTATTTTTAAATACAGTAGTAGGAAAATCTTTAAGAAAGACTTTATTATTTCTATATGCTTTTATTTGATTCTTAGTCAAATCTGCAAAGTCTGTAGTTACAAGATGAATATCTTTCTTACTATTTATAATTGCTTGTTTAAGATTTTCTATTTGGATTCTACAACCAGTACAACCTTTAGTTGTTATTACATTAATTACCTTGCTCATGATTATCTTTATTTTTATTTTCTTCAATATGAGCAACTTTAATGTAATATTCTCCATCAGGAGTAAATTCAACATTTTCATTATGAAGAATAATTTCATAATCTTTAGCAAGATTCTTCAAATCTCTAACAACAAGAGCTAAATTAGCAACAGTTACCTTATTAACATCTTCATTGTTTAAAGCGTTATTTAAAAACTCATTAGCTTTATTAAGCTCAACAACTACTTGAGCATGATGCTCTACCATTCTTTTAACCCAATTTTTCATTTCAATCTTAGCCATAATATTATTTATTTAATTTGTTTATTTATTACTAGTTGAACCAAAAGCACCATCGCCTCTATCAGTTATACCAAGTTCTTCAAGTGTCTTAACTGTTTTAAAACTAGCTTGACGATGATGAGGAACTTCTAGTTGACCAATAACATCACCTGCGATAATTCCAGTAGGAATAGCATTAGAATCAATAGGTCTAAATACAACGAAAATTTCACCACGATAACTTTCATCAACAGTACCAGGAGAATTGGCAATAACTAAACCCATCTTAGTAATACGACTATTAGGACGAATAGTTATAGAATCACGATCTTCAGTAGCTACATGAATACCTGTACCACATTTAATACGACCATCAGTCGTGTACTCTACAGAAGTAGCTTTTATATCGCAACAAGCATCTGTAGCATGACCAAACTCTCCATCAATATAATGAGCATATTCAGGAAGAGTAGCTTTAACTTCAGGGTCAAGCCAAATCTTAACTGGAACAAAATCAATAGCACTACGAAGAGCATCTTTAAGTTCTTTTTCTGCTAATTCACGATTGTCTGGAGTTTCTTTAAAAGCATTAGCATAATTAATAAATGCTTCTGCAATACGATTACTTAATTGACTCATTTTCTACATCATTAAAATTAATATTTAATTTATCTATATCAAAATTATAAACATTACTAATTCATTACAAAGATAACTATTGTTTTTAAAATTAGCATTATTATTGGCATAATAATTACTATAATAAAGAAAGTTTAATAGTTCAACCTCTCTACGGGGGGTCTCTAGCTCATCTAGTACTTCTAAAACTTCTTGTGTCATAAGTTATATTATCGGTATCAATACGAACTATAGCCCGCCCGTAGGAAGACTTGAGAATTATTATATTAACTTATCTAATTTATCTTCAACATAATGAATCCAACCTTTAGCTGCAATATCACTATTAAATACTAATGATTCAGGAATACAAGGAAGAGTATTACCATCATCAGTTTTTATTCCATAAGCAACAGTTTGATATTGCTCTGTTTTAACTAGTTGAAATTGAACTATTATGCCATAAGCAAATTCACCTTTAACATGGTCAAAGAATAGAACTCTTTTACCAACATCATGTTTAGGAATTTTTATTCCTTCTACATCATCATTATTATTATTAAAATTAACTTGCATAAAGTACTACATTATTAAGAGCTTTATTCATATTATTATTAGCAGAACCCCAAACAAGACTATTCATACGTTTCTCACCTTCAAGATTAGCAACATTAGAATAAAATCCAGTTACAGCATTATAAGCACCCCAAGCAGTACCATAAATATCTTTCTGACCAATACCATCATTATAATAATCAAACATATTATAAAGCATATTACATTTACGAGTACTAATTCCAGTTGCTTCAAGAAGTCTATAATCACGATTAATAAGACGTTTAAATCCAGTCTTATTATCATAATTAAGAAGTTTCTCTATTTCAGCAGGAGTTAATTGTAATCTACAAAGATATTCATAAACTTGTTCATCTTTCATAGTAACTTTAGCGAGTTGACGATAAAGTTCTTGTGCATCAATAGCATGAGAACAAGCTATCTTTAAAACTTGAGCACCAAGTTCAAGCTTTTCTTTAACTGACTTAGTATGACGAAGACGAATATGACAATCAGCTTTATTTAAAGCGCCATTCAGCATGTTAGTACAAATAACTCGTATAGGAGTAATCATAATATCAACAGAACAATTACCATCATGACCATTACTAAATACAAGATAATTATCTACAACATCATTACTATTGGCTACAGAAGTTTGAATCGGAAGTTTAGCACTAACATAAACTTTTTCACCAAAGTTGAGACAAGCAGCTTTATCCCATTGAGCTTTACCTTCTCCAATAGCATTATTGAAGAAATTAAAAGCATCCATGTTTTGAACAATTTCATATTTGTCTTTAACAAGTCCAAGAGGATAATTATTATCTGTACGATAAGTAGCATAAGCATTGTCCATTTCTCTATAAATATTTCCTTTATGTTGAAAAGCACAATCATCTATAGTATTATTTCCGTTTATACTAAATGGCATTTTAGCTACTAATTCACATTTAGCTACAGACCAATCAAGTCCAGCTTTAACCATAACTTCTTGAGCAGTTTGACAATCAGAAACATCTTTACCTAAAGCCCAAGGAAGACCACCTTTATTATATTTACTCATAATTCAGCATTATTTAAATTGTTATATACTATATTTTAATAATTGTATAGAGTTACAGATTCTTCATCAGCTTGAATATCTTCTATACTTATATCATTTTCAGCTACTTCTATAATTGACATAGTGACAGGAATATCACCATATACTTCAAGAGCATTATTTAATTTTTCTATTACTTCACTTATTTTCATTATTTAAATGTTAAGCCATATCCTTCTTTATATCTATCAAATGTTTCTAGAACAACAGAAATAGGAATTTGTTCATCTTTAGGAAGAGAAGCATTTCTTTTTTCTACTTTAGTAACACATTCAATAAGAGGAGTATTAAATAAATTATACCTAATATCAGCGTTACTATCAACATTAAGAACTAATTCTTTTATATGTTCAATAGTTTTAGGATTAAGATTTGTATCATCAATTACAACATCAAATCCTTTAGTTATTGCATAAGCAATAGCTTTATCCTCAACTATATTACATAATTCTTCTCTTTCAAGAACCCAATACTTACCAAACATTTTACGAATAGAATCTCGATTAACTCTAATACGTTCAGTAGGTTTTTCTTTAACCCAATCCAAAGCCCAGGTAGATTTACCTGAGCCTTGAATACCTTGACAAATAATTACTTTACTCATCTTCTATATCTTCTTTTGGTTTATAATTAGGATTTAAATCAGCTGTATTATAAATATATTGATAAGCGTTATCTATAAGTTTTTCAATACTTATAATATGTTGTCCTAATTTTTCGCCATTATATTTTAAATAATTAGCAGAATTTGCAGCATCTATTAAATTATTACCAAGGACATTGACTTGAAGTTTAGTTTTATCTTCTTTTACAATGTCAGTTTTAACACAATATACACTAATTATATCCATATTATCTTATATTTAAATTTTCATTAGTAACAACTTTTCCAATATTAGAAGTACAACCTTCTCCAACAATCTTATCTTTAAGAGATTTCTTATCAACAGTAGGTTTAAAGTCCCAATTATCAGGACTAGTATGACCTATTTGTTCCATAAGTTTATAACCTTCACCATTGAGAAGTTTAGTAGCAGATACAGGAATTGTAACATTAATTGTAATGTCATCTAAATCTTCAACTTCTATTTCACCAGCAGCTACATTATCTTCTGCAACAGCAGTTTGCTGAATAGAATCAAGAAGACTATTAATATCCACAGAATCATTACATTGTAATGTATTCATAAATATACCATTAGCAAATACTCCTCTAAGAGTTTCAGTTATATGATCAATTTTATTAGTATCAACTTCTACAGAAACAGAAGGACGAATACTAACTTTACCAGTACCCCAATCAAAGAACTTCTTACCTTTCTTATCTTCTTTACCAAAAGTATTAATTGCATAAAGAACAAGATTAGTAAGAGATTTTATAGTATTGTCTTTACTCTTATCTAAAGCTGAAAGTCTATCTTTTTCTGCTTTAATAGCAGCTTTATCAGCTTTAAGTTTATTGATATACTCAACATAATTCTTAACTTTAGAAGTTATTTCTTCTTTATTAAGTTTAAGTTTTTCTTCAATCTCAGGAGTAAGTTCACCACCATTTTCTTCGAGTTCTTCAAATATATCAAGAAGTTCTCTATCAATATCAAATATACTTTTTCCCATAATTACTTATTTACCAGTTCTAACACCTCTACTATCTGCTAAATAATTAGCATCAGTAGCAACAAATTCAATTTTAATTTTACCACAATTAGTACAACGAGAAATAATATTAATTCCTACTGTTGTATCATCATTGATTTTAACTTCTACTTCTTTATAAACTTCATAATGATGAAGTCCGATAAAACATTGTTTATTTAGTCCCATATCAAACATAGTCTAAAAGTAAAACTTCATTCATACACATATTAGCAGCTTTGCTAAAATTATTATATCTATTAGCAAACCATTTACAACCTAATAAATATTGATACCATTTAGCACTAACACTAGCATGAAATTCTTTAACTCTAATAAAAGGAGCACAACAGTCTTTCCAATCCCAATAAGTAATAGCAGAATCTATATTGACATTATACTCTTTTTTTAAGTAAGAAAGATAATTTGTAAAACGATCCCTTTCAAGAATCACATTTTTAGGTTTACTTCTTCTATCGTAAATAATTCTAATTGAAAGTTCAGTTTTACCAATATATTTCCAAATATCATTATTTACAACACCATAATCAACTCTATTATGAACAAAATGCCATTTACCATCATTATAAAAATCAATACGAATATCAAAATATTCAATACCTGCATTAACTTGTTCTTCGATACTTTTATCTTGACATTTGTTCCAAGGTCTTGTTATCTTCCCCCAAAGATTTTTAGGAGGAAGATAACTTAAAGTATTATGACTACCTATCATAGCGGAATATCTATTATAGTTTGTGTATTACCATCATAAAGCTCAGGAGCTTCATTAGTTATCATATAAGATATATTATTTAAATTATAACCTTCTTTAGATAACCAATAATCAACAATTTCATTTTCAGTAGGAGCAATATTTTCATATTCACTAATATCATGAAATTCAACCTGACCTGAATTATAATTTAAAATACTTATCCACATATTGTAGCATTAATTAAATTATCAACTTTATCTGCAAGTTCCTTAGCCATAGGATGAGGAACTCCACTGACACCATTAGAACGCAAATCTATAAAATGTTGCCAATCATCAACAAAAGCAGTATGAACTACTTGTGTTTTAGTATTAAGAGGAAGAATTTCTCTAGCTTGTTGTGCAGTCCAACCAAGTTCTATACATTTACAGTACACAAGATTTGCTATTTGAAGACCATATAAGAACCAATTTATAGCAGTCCAATTTTTAGTAAAATGAGGTACAATCTTATTATCGTTACATATTTCATTATCAGAATATAAACCAGTAACATAACCTTGACAAGAAGAATTTTCAATATTAATCCAAGGCAGTTTAGCAACAGTTATATTATTACCAAATTTATCAGCATTATAACGACAATAACGAGTAGATTCTTCACTTATACTATTAACTCTATGACGATTAAGTTCACGGCTAGCACCAATATCTGTTATAAAATTAAAAGTATATCTAGCAAGACAAGTATATTCACTATTATGAATTTCATCAATAAATTCAAGCTCATCAATCCAACCATTTTCTACTAAAACTCTCATATTAGTAGTAACATAAGCATAGTCTTTTTCATCTATATAGAACTTACTATATTTATTATATTTAAGTCTACATTCAAATTGAACACTAGCTCTAGGAACATATAAAGGATAACGAAGATGAATAGTACCATGTTCAAGTACACTTAAATGACAAGTGCTAATCTTTTCAATATCATAAGGTTGATTTACAACATCTATACCTTTAAGAAGAGTTCTAACTATAAAACCATAATCAGTTTCTCCATTATTTTTAGGAGTACTTTGATAGCAAACTCTAGCACATCTAGCTATATGTTTCCAAATAGCATCAAGAGTATAACCTTCTTGTGCCCAAAGTTCAACACTAGGATTTACAACTTTAATCATATTATTTACTTTTTTTTATGTTTAACAAAATATTTTCCAGTAGCATAATCTTCAGGAGAAACAGCAATTACATTCTCTTGATGTCTACTAGTAACAGGAATTTCTTTATCATCAGCAGATAAATTATACACATAACTATCGTTATCTCTACAAAGATGTTCAAAACCATAATCAGCTACAATTTCGTTGGTTACATCTTTCTTACTAGTTTCTTCAATAAGAAGTAATTTATCTGTTTTAACGAGAGTAGAAATATCAATAAAAACTGTTTCTAGACCCCCCGTAGAAGGTATGCTAGGTTCACCTTCAACAGTAGTATTTAACCAAGCCAATAACATATTACAATAATTAGCTAAATCTTGAATAGTATCAAACATACTTTCGTCTTTAACATTAACATTACTATAACCTTGAAAATCATCTTCAATAAGATGAATCAAACGATTAGCTTTATCATACATTCTAGCTAGACCGTATCTATAGCCTAGTTTATCACAACCTTTATTAAAAGCATTACCATAATCAGCATTCTTTTTAGCCATAAGATTAAGCATCTTATTTTGCTGGTCACGTAAAGCAACAACTTCAGGAGTAACAAGATAATCCGGAACTACTTTATTAAGAGTAGCTTTCCAATACTTTAAATCACTTTCTGTCATAATTGTTATTATTTATATTTTACTTTACATTTTGTAGCTTCAATTTCTCTAATAGAATTATCATAAATCATACGTACTATATAAATAGTTTTACCTTTACTAAAGAATCTTGGTTGTTCATTTCTAATATCGATTACTTCTCCAGTAAGTATTATTGGAATATTTATAGGAGTATCAAAAACTTCATCACCATAATCATCATAATCATTAGAAGAAATAATGTTTGAATTTAATTCTTGCCATTCTACTATCATAATTATTTTATTAAATTAAACATTAATTGTTCCTACAGTTTTAATAGTTTTTCCACTAGATAAATGAATCAAATGATTCTCCATACATTCAGCAGTAGTTTTATCAAGAGGAAAACTAAGTTTATTTTGCAGATTATAATATCTAGCAAAATCTTTAATATCATCAAACCATAAACGATGACAACCTATATTAAAAACCCATTCTTCTTTACCTAGTTTACCAACATTTAAATTATCAGCAAATTTATTTATATACATACATCTTGAAACACAAAATGAACCTATTCTAAATTGGTTATAACTAAATGTAAATTCAGTTTTACCACTAAGAATATAATTAGTATATAATCTATTAAATACATCAATAGCAGTTTCAAGAGGAACTACAGCACCACGACTAGTTTCAACCCAATTAGGTTTACCAGGTCTAAGTCTAAGTTGTGTATTAGCAAATATATCATCTAGTTCACGAGATATAGAAGCAATATGTCTATTAGTTTCATCAATATAATAATCTGTATATTTAACATTTCGTACTTTATTGCCGTTTCGCCAATCATTAATGTTATTATCCTGTTTAGCTAAAACTTCTTCATAATTGTTTTTTGCTATAGCTTTAAATTTTTCTGCTCTTTTAATAAAAGCTTCATAGTCAGCTTTATCTTTAGCTTCTATTTCTGCAACATATTCATCAGACCAATTTTTATTAAGTTCTTTCCAACTAATATCTTTATGAAGACAATATTTTGTATAGAACTTACATTTCTTAATATGAAGTTTTTGTTTATCATCAAACAAATTATCATTAAGAATAGCATTAATTGAAGGAAATCCAACATTATATCCACTAATATAAATTACATTATTACATAAAGGTTTACATTTTGGTATAAGTCTATTATATTTCTCAACAAGGTCTTTAATATCTTTAAGATATTTAGCTCTAGCAGAAGAAATATATGTATGCTCAGGAATTTGTTTACTTATAGTATTAAGTACTTTATATTCATTATAAAAAGTTTCAAGATACTTTTTAATAAGATACTTTACATACATATTTATAAGTATCTTCTTGTTCTTTGATTCAGTTATATTATAAACAGGAATATCTTCATCAACTTTATAAATAGTATAATTTTCTGGAACACTACGTTTAATAGCTATAGAATATTCAGTTCCTACTTTAATTACAGCTATCTTACGTTTGCTGTCAATAATTGCCATACAAGAAGTTTTAATTCCTCTACACCAACTTTCATTATCCCAATTATCTTTAATATAATCAGGAGTAAGCTTTTCAGCTAGACCTTTTCCTCTATGGAAGAAATAACCATAACCAAAACAATAAGGATGATAATTACTTTCAAACCATCCAGGTTCATCACGATGAATACCTTCGTGAATACCTTCTTGTTGACAAAATATATGTCTAATTCTTTTCTTAGGTTCAGCACCTACTTTACTTTTAACCATATCTTTAATATTATAAGTTTATAAACTTTAGAAATATAGACACCTTGAATAACAAATCAATTATTATCAAGAAGATGACTATTATTGGAACAATTATAAATATAAAAAATCCAATATTATCTCTTTTACGTTCTTCATTCATAACATTTTATTCAGCATAATTATAATCATTTATTTTATTTAATATTTTAAATTTTTGTTTGTCTGCAAAGATAATCATTTCTGATTAATTATATTACAGACATAATAAAACCGCTCACGTAAATGAAAAACTGCATGTATGCGAATATTTCCTACGGGGCGGTTATACCGATTTAATGAAATCTATAGACTTCACCATCTTCTTGAGAAGAATCAAGAATAAGATTAATACTTATATCTTTATTAACTTCTTTAAAACAATCATTATATATAGAACCTAAATTATATTTAAGTCGATTATAATTATCTTTAATAGTCTTATAACAAGGTCTATCAAAAACAATATTATCAGATGTAATAAGATAAAATTCTTCTTTATCAGTATTAGGATTATATCTTTTACCAAAAGCATAATAAGTTCTATATTTAATTTGCTTGCTGACTATACGTTTATTGTTATTGTCAAGCCAAGTCTTTGTTTTATCTATTTTATTATCTACTTTATCATAAGCTGCAAGATTCATAGTTTAATTATTAATTGTTATAACTTTAGCATGAAATGGAACTTTATTAACTCCACTTCTCTCACGAAATTCTACACTTGCATATTTACCAATATATTTATCTTTTTCTTTAAGAATCATTTCTTGATAATCATGACTAGCGTTTATAGTACATTCAAATTGATTATCATTAATATCATTCTGAAGAACTAGTTTACATAAATCTTTTCTAACTCCTTCAGGAACAACATCAATAATTTTAAATTTACCATCATCAATTCTTTTATACTTAAACATAGCAGAGTTTCGTTTACCAAATTGATATTCAGCATCAGAATCTCTTATAATAAGACCTTCAAAACCAAGACTAATAAACTTATCTCTAAATCTAGTAGCAGTATCAAAGCAATCAATGTTTACATTAGGAAGAAGAACTAATTGACTTTTATTATTAAGATGTTCTGTAATATCATTATAGTCATAACAAATCTTTTTAATACCATTAATTCTTATATTATTTCTAAGAGTTGTTGGCATATTTTCAATTAGAACATCATAACACCAATATTGAAGAAGTTTATGTTGAGGTAAATTTACATTCTTAACAAAACTATTAATATTATTGACAGTTTGTCCAGGAATGTAAAGTTCTCCATCAAGACAAGCACCTTCTTCAATCATAGCATCAAGCAAATCAGGACTTATATATGGAAGAATTACATCATCCATCCAAGAAAGTTTTTTAGTCCATTCAGTTCCTTCTCTAGACCAATAACGAAGAGAAACAGGTTTAAATATATCTTTAGTAGCAATAGCTCCAATAATACATCTAACACCATTAATTTTCCATTGACCTATAAAACTCTTCTTAGTAAAAGGCTTATCATCTTTAAGAACTTTAGCAAGCATTGGAAGTACAAATCCATCACTTGTAGTATTATTCTTTGGAAGATAAGCATTAAGATAATTAAGTAAACTGATTCTATCTTCAATAGTATCAGGACCATTGTCTTTAAGCTCAGAAAGAAGTTTGTAACCTTCTTTACGTTTAGCTTTAATTCTAGATTGAATCTCATCAGCTTTAATAAGCTTTTGAGGAATTATTTGATAATGGTCATGACCACCAACAGCACCATAATGAAGATTTATACCGCCAGCTTCAGATTGATCTATATTCCAATATAACGGTTCACCTTTAGCATTTCTTTTATATAATATCATTTAATTTGAAGTTTAATATTTCCAAGAATAGCAGCTTTAATATCAGCATTTAAAGATTTAGCAGTAGTTCTTTTTGGTTTTTCAAAACCTTCAAGAGTTGCTTCTTTTGCTTTCTTACGAGTAGTACGAGCATTTTTTACTTTCTTACGTTTATCATAAACAACAGGAGGATTTGTCTCTTCGTATTTAAGATTATCTTTATGAAGTTGAACTAATCTATCAAGATAAGCTTTAAGTTTATCTTCTTCATCTTCAGAAAGATAAGTATAAAGTATAAATGCAAGTTTAGACATTTCATAAGTATAAGGAACACCTATAGTTTGCATAAGTCTAAGACCATCTTTAACTCTAGAACAATCAAGATGTTTAAATTGACTTTCTATAGCTCCATCAATACCAAGTCTTGCAACATAACCAGAACAAAGTTTCTTGTCTATATTATCAAGTTGCATAGTATATTTCTTAGGAATAGGAAAATCAATCATATTATTTATCTTTAAATATAATAACTTTATTAGGTTTACCTAATACACCATAATTATACTGACATACTTTAGCAATATCAGAACATTCACAAGTTCTATAAGACTTATTAGGACTGTAACAACAATGAGTCGATAAATCATAATCTATAGGAATATGAACAACTTTATTGAAAGGAATTAGATCTCTAAGAGTAATATAATCATCACTATTTGTAGTAAAATCTATATTTCCATAACATATAACGTTCTGTCTATAAGATTCTATTTTAAAAGTTTTATCTCCTCTTTTAAGTTTAATATCATGGTTATTATCAAGTTCAAGTTCTTCTTTATCACTAATATATGTCATTATATAAGCAATACCATTACGTTCAGTACGGGAGTTCACAGTCCGATATTCTTTGATAATAGGCATTGGTATCACCCATTTCTGAGTTTTTGTATCTAATCTCGACATATCTAATAGTTTCTTTAATAAAAGTATCTATTTCATTCTTAGTATATTTGTCATGCAAATCAGCAAAATCTTTACATTCATAATTCTCAAGACCAAATTCACCACGACTAATAAATAAATAAGGAATACCATAAGTTTCAAGAAGATATTTAGCACCTTCTCGACCAGTTCTATCAAAATCAAGAAAACTAAGTATCATTCCATCATCAGCAAGTTTCTTTTTTATCCATTCATATTCATTTACTTTAAGTCTATAATTTTCACTAGGTAAATTAATGACACCTATATTAAGAAGTTTACCAGCCCCACCGTAGAAAGGTTTGTTAGTTAAATGACTTCCTAAACTAAGTCTATCTTTACTACTTTTAGTAATAATAATATAATCATAATTATCTAGTTCAAGATTTAATAGACCTTCAAGAACATTACAATTAGTAATAAACTTTAAATCAATATGTCTATTTCTAAGAGGAAAATATAGTTTAATTAAATAAATACCTTGTTTATTTTGTCCAAGCATATAAGCATAACAAGGGTCTTTACTACTATATCTATATTTAGGATCAGAATTAGAAGCACGATTGATATAATATTGGTCAACTGGAATTACAAAATTAGTATTAAGATAAGCAAAATTTACATCCCATTTATCCCATATAGTTTTATCTTCTCTGTTCCATGAACGTGGAACAATTTCAATAATAGCTTTACGACTTCTAGTTTTAAATAAAGCATTTTTTATTTCATCATCTACAGAATAATCATGTTCATGATTATCTATTACATCTGCAAATGTTCTATAAATATGTTTTAAAATAAAATAGAAATCTTGCTTATTATCAGTACTAATAGGTCTTTCGTATGCAACACTAAGAACGTAAGCTACAACACCATACATATCTTCAAAAAAGCCAAAACCACCAAAATCTCTAACTTTAAGTCTACCTTTTCTATTATAAGTAATTCCCATACTACCATCAGTATCATCATCTCTAAATACAGATTTGATAAGATTGTTATGTTCAATACAATTATGAACAATTTCAATAGGAATATTAAGATATTTACTTACAATATCTTCTTGACTTATACGGGATTCGATAAAAGCTTTAGTTAATCGAGAAGTATTAACATTACGTTTCATATTATCAACAAAAGAAAAAAGGGGTAATACAATTTCTTGCATTACCCCAAACAATTAATTTATAGAACCTATTAGTAGAATCATTCTAAGGATGAATAGTTACATCTTTAGAAAGGCAAATCGTCTGAAGCTCCTTCAAAAGCGGCATTTCCATAAGGATTAGCAGCAGCATTACCACCTAAATTAGGCATACCAGGAATTGCCATTCCAGCTCCAGCACCAGGCATTTGTGGCATACCTATAGAAGGAGCTTTATTAACTTGCTTTGGAGTAATAGATTCCTTAGCTGCATCAATACGAAGAATTGCTGGAGGATTATTACCTTTAACAACCTCAATAGCTCCACTACCAACAAAACCAGTGAAACTTAATTCACCACCTTTATCTACATTAGTCCAATCACCTTTACGATTACGAACAGCACGAAGAAGTTTAATCCAAAGAGAAACAGGATTACCATTTGCATCTTTATAGCAAGGCTTAGCAGTCTCACCATCTGCAAGATTAAGCGTTCCATTAAGCATAGCAGCTACATTCTCAAATACATGACGATAACCATCAATTACAGTTTGTGGTTCAATAGCTACATACTGAATATTACCATTCTCATCTTCTGTAAAATCCTCGAAAGTAAGAGTTAAAGCATCTTCCTCTTCAGGAGTCATCTCACGACCCTTGAAATAAAGCACATCAAGAATATGCTTAGCCCAGTTAAGAACATTATCAACTTGCCAAGCATCTTTTCCATCAGGAATAGTATCAACATTACTCTCAACAGGGAACAAAGTCTTAACAATATAACGTCTTTCATTTACATTAGTATGATTACTAGCAAACGTAAATGTAAGACGAGGAACTCTAAGACCTGTAAATGCTTTAGCTTCAGCATTAACACTCCAATCTACAGACACAGAATCAAGATGACCAACAAACAAACCATTACTTGCAGCGTCTTTCTCATGAAATTTAAGACGATTAACTGCGTGACGACTGTTGTTAATACCTCTACGATTTACTTTCTTTGCAGCACCATTTGCAACTGCTGCTGCATTTTCCTTTTCATTTGTCATAACTTAATTAAGTTTTATTGTTTAAAAATTGAGTTTAAAAAAGGGAACTGAACTTAATCAATTCCCTTATAATAAAAATTACTTATTAATGCTTACTCAGCAGCCTCATTATCAGTATCAGCAGACTCAGCATCAGCAGCCTTCTTACCAACACGAACTGGCTTTTCATCAGTATAATTACCAACAGGATAAAGAGCTACCTCAACATCCTCATAACCGTTGTTAAGCTTAACAACAACACGACCATTCAAATCAATATCGAATACACGCTTAATACCAGTCTTATCATCAAGGTCAGCCTTCATCTGCTCCCAAGTAGAAGTATTAGAGAAAGACAACTTCAAACCAACACCAGGAACATTACCATTAGAAGCAAGCTTAGCACCAACATAAGCTGGAGCCTCTGGAGCAACAATATCATCAATTGTTACATGAGAAGCAATTTCCTCATCAGAAGCATCACTAGCAAGATTAAACTTCTCAATAAGAGCCTCACGATTATTAGCTACAATATCAGGAAGTTGTGTCTTCAAAAGTTCAGCCTTTTCCTCAGCAGACAAACGAACTGGACTCATAACATCCTTACCAGTCTTAGTCTTCTTAGCATAAGCCTTACCGATAAACCACTTAGTAAGAGCAGTTACAATACTCTGAGCGTCAATAGGATCATCAAGGTCAAGACCATTCTCCTGAGCAATAGAAACAACCATATCAGTACGCTGAGCAACTTTATTCTCAGCCCAAGAACTATTGTTTACAAACATGATGTTATCACCACTAGCAAGATTAAGAGCCTTAGAAACAGCAGGAGTGATAGCAAAACCACCCTTTGTAGAAAGAGCTATAAGCTGAGGTTCATTACTAACTGTAGAAGTCTTAACACCACTATCTACAACATTGAGAGAATCCAAACCGAATGATACATTACCTAATTTCATAATCTTTAAATTTTAATTGTTAATAATATTATTAATTGTTTGCTCACTACGAGCATTAGTTTAATCTTGAGTAGAAGAATTAACTTCTTCAATGTTTACAAAATCATCGGAATCAAAATTAGTATTTCCAATGACTTCCATAATCTCATCATCAGACATTACACCCATAAGATAATCACTAGCTATATCTCTAGCACCATACATGAAGGCTCTATGACCAATAAGTATTCTAGGATATTTCTTATAAGTATCTTTAGTAAATAGGTCAGCAGCAACAGCTTCACTATAACTAAAATGTCCTTTAGATGTCATTTCAACAACTTTACCATTTATACTCTTAAATCTATGAAGTTCATATTCAGTAACAAAATCTATTGGTTGAGCAGCTATTCTAATTACAGGAAATTTACCTTCACTAGCAACTTTCATAGCTTGTATTTTATTAATACATCTAACACATTTGTCATTGATTTGAAATTCATCATATTTATTACCTTTTAAATCAGCATAATATTTAAGAGGATAAACACCAACTACATCATCATTAGTCTTTTCTTCTGCTTCTTTAGCATTTCGACATTTAACAACATAATCAGGAAGTTGAGTTTCTAGATAAATCGTATTACCGTCAGTATATTGATACTGAGGTACATAATCCTTAGTACAATTCCAGACTATACCTGCCCTCAGTAATAACGCTTTAACTATATGAACATCAACACCAGTCTTACCATTGATAACATGAACATGTTCAATACAAGTACTAAAAGGCAAATTTAAGTCTTTAGCTCTCATCATAATGGCTAAACCATCTTGAACGCTTTTAAGACCACTTTTATCACTTGTAAGAATCTTCTTTAGAAAAAACTCTGCTTGAGCAATACCTTTTTCATCAAGAAGATTAACATTAGCAAGAGCAGTGTCAGTTTCACTACGTCTAACATTCATTGTACGATTGTTTTTACTTTCTTCTTCTTTATTCATTATTTTCAAAGAGCATTAATAAGTTATTTCTTATTTCTGATGCAAAGATAAGAACTTTTATCTTAATCTACAATCATATAATTAGAATTAACATCAACTTTAACATTTGGAGTATCAACGTTCATTAATTTGTGATTACTATCCATTGATTTGTTTTCTAATTGCTTTTCTTCTAATGTATTTTTGCAATAAAGAGTGTATAATATAATAGGTGTGTTAAAGTTTACCTTACTAAGTCTATAAAGGTAAGATTTAATATCTTCGCACAAAGGAGAAGTAATAATTATAATATGTATATCTATATTAAGTTCTTTATCAGGACTATTAGTTACAGATAAAACATTTATATCTCCTTTATTAAACATAGTTTGATAAAGTTTCTTTTGAGAAGTAACACCCATTACTTTACGTTGACCTTTCTTAGCACCAGTTTTATAGAAAATAGGATTTCCATCAATACCTACAGCTGGAATAGATTCAAGTTTATCATGATAAGCTTTACAAATAATTTTATTATTAGCTACATTTAAATTATTAGCTACATCATTAGCCATATCTGCAAACTTATTAATAATAAGAATCTTTTTATTATTATTGTTTCCAATAATTTCAGTAATAGCATTAATCTTATATGAATAATTAGCAACAAGTTTACAACGTTTTCTAATCATATCATAAGTGACATTAGCTTTCTCCTGAATAGCAATAGGATTATAAAGTTTATCTATTTGCTGATTATACTCAGTAGTCATATCTAAATGTTCACTCCAGCCATTATCTCTAGCAAGAGCATCACAATATGCCATAGCAGAATCATTATTACTTGTTCCACTCATAGCTTTCTTTAGATTTTCAAGACCACCAAATATATTAATACTAATACGAATATTATCATTATAATATTCAAGAAGTTTAGCATCTTCACTATCAGCGTCAATAGAAATAGGAATCCTATACTCTTCTACGGGGGGGTTAGTACGAGAACTATCAACTTCACCTTGAGTGACCTCTTTAACAATAGGACACATAGAACAAAACGAATCTTTATCTTTACTATTTATAGTTTTACTAAGAATAATAAGTTTAAATGTACTTTTATCTAGCAAACCAAGATGAGCAAAAGTGAAACTACTAGGATTATAAATAATAGTAAGTAAAGGATTATATTGATTAATATTATCACTAATCCAATCAATACTAAGAATCTTTATATTGCCACTATTTATAAATCTTTTAAATATAGCATCATAGATATTGTTTTGTTGAGTAAGATAATTATTAATAGTTTCTTTATTACTAAAATCATCTACAACAATTACTACACTTGCAGTCGGACTTCTATTAAAAAGTCTTGGAAGAATCTTATAAATAGGTTTCAAACTATCTAAAGGAGTAGGTATAATCATAGTACCATTACCTTTACGACCATTCCAAGTTTCGACAGCTTCATCAATAATTTTTTCTTCTGTCATTGTTCCATATCTTCATTATCAAATAAACTATTATACAAACCAAAGTTCTTCTTTAAAAGAGCTTTTCCACTAAGAGTTTTCTTATTCTTATCACCTTTTTGATTAGGACTAATACCAAGCTTAATAGGATTAATAATCTTATAAGCTTCTTCATAATAATATTTATAATCTATATTACGAAGAGATATATCTTTATCATCAAGTTTATTAAGAATAATAACAGATTTTCCACTAGCTAAAACACTACGTTGATTACTGTTTACATTCTCTTTCATTATAATAACTCCTTTAGTAGAAACATAGAAACGAACATGACGTTGACTATGAATATCAATTACTTTTCCATTTTCTACTTTTTGATAAACAACTTCAAATTGTTTACCTACATTTTGAGTTTTACAAAAATCAAGAATATCTTTATGATTACGAAGTGTTTCCATAACTGAAATTCCATGTGCAAAATATTCAAATACAGCTTTAGCAACTACAGGCATGTCATAACCTTTTTTCAAATCTTTAAGATATTGTTTAGGATTAAGACCACCTTTATATTCAACTTTATCATTACTTTGAATATCAAAATAATTATTAATATCTCTAGTAACAAAAAGTTTATATCGTTCTGAATCTGCACTTAGTTTATTTTGAGCACACCAATCATCAGTTATACGTTTAAAATCTTCTTCTTTATCTTTAGGAAGTTTTACAATAATACCATCAGTATTAGCACTAACAACATGAATACCATCAAGTTCAAGAGCTTCTACTACCATCATTATCATTAACTGCCCATTGATAGTTACTTGCATCTGCGCAAATCTATCGAAAAGAAAGAACATTTCGAACACTTATCTTATTACTTTCATAATAAGGCTGACTATATCTTAATTGAGTTTTATTATTAACTTTATATTCTTTAATTTATTTTCTCTATTTTTTCTTCTTTTTTCTATACGATTTTCTGCATATTTCTTTTTATTATTTTTATATGCAATAGTAGTATAATTATAATTTACTTTTCTAGCATTTTCTATATTAGTAAATTCTTTAGTATATCTCCATTTATAACCACCAGCATGAGAATAAGAAGAATATCCATTAGCGCATTGCCAAATATTAGTAGCGTTAACACCTGTTTGTCTGGAAGCTTGAGCAATAGAAGGAAAAGAAGTAATAAAATTACCTTTTTTATCAAATTGATAAATTGGAACACAATTAGATTTTTTAAATCCTCCAGTAGTTCTCTTTTCAATATTTACAAGACTTCCACCATCTATTTGTCTTTTATATTTAGCAATAAGTTCTTCTTCTAAATTTTCTGCATCTTCTTTGGAAATATCTATAGCAACTATTTTTACTTTTATAAGATTCACATCTTTAGCTTTTTCATTATATTTGTTATTTCTTCTATTACCTGCAAAAACAAATGCACGTTCAAGTTTACCTTGACCTACATAAAAAGGAAGTTTTTCATCATTATAATAATGTTCATATACAACTCTACGTTTATAATCTTCAAGATGATAACCATATTTAATAGGTGTATCTTTTTCTTTATTACTACTAGTAGAAGTTTTTCTATGACCAAATCTTCTACAATAATCATTAGTTTGTACAACCTTTAAACTATTATTTAAATTATCCATAACAAAATTGATTTAGTTAATAATAAAGCAAATATAACTCAATTTTCCGCATTTCCCAAAAATTTCACAACTTTTAGTACTCCATATAGGATAGTCGATGAACCTTACCCATACTACTATCACTAGCAATATTAAGGGTCTTGGCTGCTGATTGTCATATAATAGCAGTTTTTCAAGCATTCACACTTAAATTTTCATCTTATGTTGTAGCACTACTATCTTCACGAGTTTCCAGCATTTAACGGAATTTTATTTCAGCATCGAATTTAATACCGAACTTTCCATAAATTGCATTGATAACAATCTTCAAAGCTTCAGCTGCTAGATTATTATGTACACCAGCTACAATAAGACCATCTTCATCTTTAGTATGTTTACATTTAATACGAGTTAGACGAAAATAATCAACCATTTTAACAAATACATTATTATTCAAATGCTTAGGTGCAATATTATATGCAACCATAACACTAGGATAAAATGAACTTATATCATAATGTACATAAGTATATTTATCAGTACTTGTTAATACAGCAGGTCTATCTTGTGAATGTAAACCACCAGTAGCAATAGTGTAAGTAGTACCATAAAATTGAATTACTTTCTCAAAGGCACCTTTATTAGTTCTATATATAACAACTTTCTTCATATCTTCAAGTAAATCTTGAAGTTGTTTAGTTTTAAAACATATATGAGGAAATATTATTTTATTAAAACTAAGAGCAGTTCTTTGAGTACGTAAATCTTTAAATTTATCTACACTTAAACCACTACGTTCAGAATAAAACTTATATAGAAGTTTATCTGCAATACTACTTCTAGCAGCACATAAAAGATTAAGATTAAATGCAGCACCTAAAGAATATCTAAGTTTAATCTCATCAGGCTTTTGTCTAGCAATTTCACAAACTAGATATACATCATTCTTATTATAATGAAGCATAGGTTTAACATACTTAGGAAGAATATATCTATCAAAATCATTAGTAATCAAATGATTAAGTTGTTCATTAGTCATACCACGATAAGCATCTTTTTTCCTATATATATCACCTTCTTCATCATCAATAGGAGGAAGTTTAAAATCTAGAAGATTATGCCATTTAAGATTAATACTTACTTGTTTAAGAGATTTACCAAACTTCTTTTTTTCACCAGTGTCTTTATCAATATTAACACTAGCAGAATTAAGAGCATAAACTTTAAACAAGTCAACAGTAGCCCAAGGAAGAGGATATTTATGAATCAAATCAAGTTCTCTATCTTTCCAAAACGCATCTTTATCATCTTGAAGACTAATAATTTTATCACTAACTTCTTTAAGTTTAGTAATAAGTTGTTTAGTGTTATCAAAACGATTAAAATACATCATAAAAGCTTTAAACATCATATCATCGTAAGCTTGATTATTATAACCAAATACATCATAACGAATAGGTACACTATTATCAAAATGAGCTTCTTTAGAATTAATATATTCAACTAAAGAAAGTAATTGACTATCATCTGTATCGCTTATGTAAAATATATCTGATTTAACTTTATCAAGTCTAGATTCAATCTCGGCTACAGTCAAACATTCAGTAAGAGATTTTCCCTCACAATCTTTAAATACTTTAAGATAATCTTGAAGGTCAACAAAAGTTGCACTAAAAAGATTTTGAAAAATCTCAATATCAGTACCAAGACTATGTATCATACAACATTAATTTCATATCCATTATAATTATTATATTTATTTGCATTATACCATTTAATAAGATGTTCTTTAAAAACTTCAAATTTATCTTCATCAATGTATTTAATAAAAGGAGAATAATTAACCGAATAACCACGTAGTTCAGTATTATTACCAATAAATATTTTATTAATATTATCTCCAATATTATCAACATTAATTAATTCAGAAGCTCTACCAAGTAAAAGAATTTTGGTAAAATTGTATTTACAAATATCTCTAAATGTATGAACAGAACAATTAGCAATCATTCTTTTATCAATAGGACATTCATCATACAATTTGCATCTAATTAAAGGAGTAACATAATATTTCTCTAGACCCCCCGTAGAAGGGCTTAATACTTCATTTATTATCTCAACATATTTACTAAATGTCATACCTTTATTTTTATAAGCATTATAATCAACATTAGGAACAACTATAAGTGTACCATAATTTGGATTACCAACACCTTCAAGACAATGACATTTATCGTTAAATAGTCTAAGAGCACAATTATCACATATATTAGAAGGCATAATAACCTGGGAACATATATGTACTAAAAGTACCACTAGGATATTTAGCAACTTTCATAAGATGAGGAAAGTTACAACCATTTTCAATACGTTTACGAGCTTTAATTTTATCACTTCTTTTCATAATTAATTAATCTTTACTAGGTTCAACATAATTTTCTATTTTGGCATAATTACCAGTATTATAATCGTTATACATAGTAGCAATAAACATGAAATTATTATCACGTTTACCCCAAGTGTTATCTAATTTACGTTTATGACCATAAACGACAACTGTACCATCAACATTAGCATCAAGTTTAGCAACTTTATAATATTGACGTTTAACACCCCAAGTAGTATTAATTTCAGTTGTATATACGTCGCCAACTTTGATAGGACAGTTAGCAAGAACATCAGCGCATGCTTCTTTAGTAAGAGCACACTTTTTATTTTCATAATCTTTGACTATTTCGTCTCTTTTAGTAATATAATGTTGAACACGTTCTTTAAAAGAAAGATTATCATTACTTGTATTACACATGTTATTTAATTTTTTAATTTTACATATAAAGCCTTCATTTTAAAAGGTCGATTAATCAATAACAAATATATTCAGAATAGTTCTTAATTGAAATAAACTGTCAAAAATCCAATTTTCAGCAATCAAGCGCCATATCTGATAAACAATTTATTACGACAACGAGAACAAGCAACATAAAGTCTTTTATTAATATCAACAGCATTAGTATAAGGATTTCCATGTTTATCATAAACAATATCATTAACATCAACCATTACTGTATCATAAGTACTTCCTTGACTTTTGTGACTTGTAATCGAAAAACCATAATCTAAATCTCTTGAATAAACAATAGTGCCATCAGGTTTAGCAATATTAATAAGAAGAAGACATGATTCTTTAAATTCATAATACTTTTTCCATTTTCCAGCTCTTTTATAATCAGGTGCATTTCTAGCATCTTGAATCATTTGTTCACTCAGTTTACAATACATTTGCAAACTAAATTGGTCAGTATGGTCAAGAATAAACAAAGGAGATGTTATAGCACCACCATGAATAGCTTGAAACTTAACCATAAAACCTTTAATTTTATAATCAGGATGCAAATAATTAACTACATCGTGAACAATATAATCTTCACTATTACGAATAATAGGATCATTAAATTTATCAACAATAGTAACATAAGAAGTAAATAAATCATTCTTAGTTATTATAGATTTGAATGCATCTTTAATGATAGTATTTCTTACAAATTTATTCCAATTACCAACAGCCTTATTAGTATAAGCAACTATTCTAATAAAATCTGTATTTTTGGTAATCTGTTCGTCATTAAATTGTTTCTCGACTTCTTGTTGAAACTCATTAGAGAACATAACCTTAAATCCTTTAGTATGTCCTTCATCAAAGCTTTCTCTATGAGTAGCAATATAATTAAGGAAAGTAAAAGATTTATGATCAATATCATAACGAAGCATATCAAGAAGAGGACGAATAGGATTATCATCATCTTGACGAACAATTTGAGTAAGTTTATAAGACTTACATCCAGAAAAAGCTTCTGAACGACATTCGTTAATAGGAGAAAGCTGATGGTCATCACCACAATATACAATCTTACACTTAGCTTTCTTTAGATATTTTTCTATAAATCGAAGAAGGTCTCTATTAATCATAGAAGCTTCATCAATTATATAAAGATAATAAGCATCAACTTTAACATGACCTTTAGGATCAAAAGGAGGATTATTAATGTCAAACTTATCTATATCAAAATTAAGTCTAAGACCAAAATCACTTTGAACTGTATTTACAGAACATGGAATACCTACAATATTATCACGTAATACTCTACAAGCTTTATGACTTGGAGCAGATAAACCAATAGTCGAATAAGAAAGATTACAATTCTTTAAAAGAGCTTTAATTAAATAGGTTTTTCCAACACCTGCTGCACCTATTAAAGCTCTTTTATAATCATTTTCATTATAAGGACTATCTATAAATTTAATCAGTTTATTATAAGCTTTTCTTTGGTCATTAGTAAGATTAATTATACTAGCTGGATTTTTACCATTAGCAACACTAAGTTTCTTATCTATATTCATTTCTTATTTTTAAAATTATTATTAAACCATTCAAATTCATCATCATCAAGCAAACCTCTATAATTATAATTATGTCCTGCAATAGTAACAAGATTTCTAAACTTAAATTGAAGTTTATCATTAATCTTAACTATCCAACCTCTAACTATCCAATTAGGAGCAAAAGGAACATATAAATCAGGAGACCAATTACCAAATATAGCTTGACTTTCAGTTCTGACAACACTTAAATAACCAAATTTACTTTTCTTCCTAGTAAATATAGTTTTAAATGATTTAATATCAAATGATTCAACAGTAAAAGGAATTTCAATAGATTGAGTATTATCTGTTATTTCTTTAACATCAATATTGCCAAACATTCTATCAGCAAATTCGTCATAAGAAACAACACAAGAATAAATTCCATCTTTAAGAACAACTTTACCATTAATAAGTTTAGTAAGTTTCTTAGGAGGAATTTCTTTAGGAACAACTTTCTTAGTAGTTTTAGCTACTTTTAGTTGTAACTTGATTTTACTCAGGTCTATTCTCATTTCTTCTTATTAGTTAGTTTACGTTCTTTACGAATCTTTTTAGCTTCTCTTGCAGAAGTATTAACTTCATCAAAATTTAAATTAGAAGCTTTAGCTCCACGTTCATAATGAAGATGATAACCACAATAATGAACTAAGAAATCAATCTTACCCCAGGTATGAATACCTACGACAGATTTATCACCTACAATAATGTGATTACCATCAATTTTAGCAATACGTGAAACACTTCTCAAATCCTTTCTTTCATCATGTTTTTTAGCCATTTTACAAAAAGTTTAATTATTAATATATCAATTACATCATCAATAAGATGATTACATTATTTCAGTTATAGGAACTTTTATTCTATCAATATCATAAAAATCATAAGCTATTTCAGTTAAAACAACAGTTATTTCTCCATCATCACTTAAATTAGCTCTATGAATTTTATAATTTTTATTTTTATAGTATATTCTACTATTATGCTTATAACCAAAAGGTTTAAGTAATTCGTCTGTAATAAAATTAATTATTTCATCATATTTACGTTTACCTTCTTTTAAAGCATTAGTTGCTTGTTTACTATATTTATTATATTCAGTTTTATTCATAACTTTATTGTTTTTTAAAAAGAACATATTTGACTTGCTTTATATCCTTCAATGAAAGCTTTAATATAAATATCATTTAAAGTATCTAAAGGATTTATTTTTACTTGTTTATCTGCATATTTCCTTAAACCTTCTATGTCTAATTCATGTGAATTATTCATATTTTCTATAGCATCAGGTGCATTAAATATTGGGCTTGGAAATGGTTTACCATTTGGTCTATAAGCTACAGAACCTCCTTTTCTAAAATCATATAAATAATGTTTTCCTCCATCACAATCTGCGGAAGCATCACCTATATATATTGAAAATAATCCTGTTGATAATTTAAATTTATCACCAAGCTTTTCTCCTTTAAATATATTATTTTCTTGTGTCATAACTTTATTATTTTAATTATTAATATTAGTAGTTCTGCTTGGTTTCGCACCATAAGCCGTATTACTACACTTAGCAGAACTTGAAGTATCATCCAATATATCCTCTCTGTAGAAGAAATGATAATATGTAATTATTTTCATTACTTATATTATCACATTTATCTATAATTTCATCTATAGCTGCATGTCTAAGAGAAATTATAGAAGTTATTACTTTAATCATATCAGATTGAGTTAATCTCATAAGATAATAAATAGTTCTAAAACCTCTACGAGTATTAAGAGGAAAGTTATAAGGAATAATATAACCTTTACGATGTGGAGGATGTTTATAATTAGCTTTAGAAACATAACCACTACAACGTACAACTTCTCCAAAATCAGGTATATCACAATTCTTTCTATCAAATTGATAGATACAATTATTACATAATATCATAATCTACCCTTTCTTTTTCTAAGTTCTCTACGTCTATCTTCTCTACGATTAGCTTTACCATCAGGATAATCTTTATTACAATACTTAATTCCAGGAAAATTATTACTTAAAACATTAACAAAAGGAGGTAAGTAATAATTTCTAATGTTAATTCCGTAATCTTCACCCATAATATTAGTATTTTAATCTTTATAAATAGCATCAAGAATATCTTTGAAATTAGGATTGTCTATAACAGCTTGAGCATCTTCTTTATTTTTGAAATAAACAAAAGTATCTGTACATATAACAGAAAGATTTATATCATATTTTTCAAGTCTTTTAGAATAACAGATATAATATTTATCTTCTTTATCATTATTAAAATCAGGTTTCCAATCCTTATTATAATAATTTGCAATATCTATTAATTCAGCAATAGCTAATAATTTATCATAATAATGATTGGTTGAATTTGGTATTATATTATCTGTTGCATATTCAATAGTAGTGTTTTCATAAATATGTCCAAGAATAATATTATTGTTCTTAAATTTAATAATACCTTTAGATAAATCACTATGTTCTACATCTATAGAATATCCTTTAGGACATTCAACATGTAAATCATTTAAAGAATCGTTTGTATTAAAAATTGGACATACAATATTACCAGAATCTTTCTTCATAGTCTCATTATTTATTTGTTTATAATATGCTTGATTAGAATCTGTTCTACTACTTGAATCACAGTAACCTCTAATACTTTTAATTTTATCACAATTAATATTATTAAAAGCACAATAAACACATGTATAAGAACATGTAATTCCATCACAAACTTTATATTTATTACCATTATAAGTAAATATTGTACCTATAGGTAAAGTTTTATATTTATCTGCCATATCATTACTATAGTTATTTAATATTTTATTTTTAATTATATGTCTCTTAAATTACATCACTGAATGATTATTCAATAATATAGTATAAGAGCCAAAAATCTAACAAAAAGTGACAAATATCGAAATTATTCGACATCCAATAAACCTGACTTCTCCTGTTCAATCCAATAATCAGCCTCCATATCATTATAAATATCAGCTAAAACATCATCAGGAAGAACAATTGTATCAGGAGGTGAAGGAAGAACATTAACATTCATACTTATATTTAACATCTAAATTGTCAACAATAACATATTTAATACTATTAAAATCTTTAGCCTCCTTTTTAATAATATTAATAGTATCTTGAATGCTTATATCAGGAGTACAATAATATGAATGAGTAAAACCATAATTGTCAAGCCAGGCAATTACAGAATCTTCTGGTTTAATTATTATATCGTTTTCTCCAAATAGAGTAGATGATAATGTGTATATTTTATTTTGTTTCTTCATAACTTCCTTTATTAACTAAGTGAACACTAGTACAATCAATAGTTACACCATCAGCGAAACCATTAATCATACATAAATTTCTAATAGTACAATCTTTACAAGTTGTACCACCATCAACAATATCATATATGACATCATTGATAACTATCTTACTTATTTTTGTTTTCATAATAAACTAAAAAACCACTACTACTTTCACAAGCAATAGTGGTATAAGTGAAACTAATTTTTGAAACGTTCTAAAAACACATTAGAATATATGTGCAACAATTGTCATTATAAGAATACCAATAACACCACCAAGAGCAAACATCTTAATAGCACTATTAGAAGTCTTCTTAATAGCCTTATGAAGTTCATTAATTTGAGTTTCACTATCTTTTAATTGAGTCATAAGACTTTCAACTTCAAATTTAAAATCTTCTCTAGCTTTAACAACTACAAAATTTCTTTTTTGCAAATCATTATATTCAGTTTCAACATTCTTAATATCATTATTAAGATATTCATTCTTCTTTTCAAGACCTTGAATATTTATCTTCAAAGCCTTAATAAGATTATCTTTACGTCTTTCAACGTCATCTTTACGAAGAACTATATTTACTAATTCTTCAACACTCTTTTTGCTAAGTTTAGTCTTACGACTTTTCTCAGCAGCACTTAATTCTTTACCCATAAGTTCTCCTTATTTAATTAATTACTCAAATTCAATATCACAATCATCATTATTATCTTCAACCATAATTTCACCAAATAAATCATAGTCATCAACATCATGATTTACACAATATTGGTCAATCTCCATAGAAGAATTATCAAAATCTTTATCAGTCATAATAATATAATTTTAATTATAATGCAAAGATAATCAATAATTCTTCTACGGGGCGGTTATTATAACATATTTAATGATTTGTAACATCATGTGTTATTTAATTAAGAATAATACGTTTACTATTCTTATTAATAACCATAACTAAAGCACAATTAGCACCAAATTGTCTAGCTAATTTATACTTCTCAACTACAGTTTTACTTGTCTTTATAAGTTCTCCTTTATAAATAAAGTAATATTTAGTAGTCTTATTACCTTTACTATTAGTTGTAGGATATTCTATAACCTTAGTTATTTTAGTATTATCAACTCTAAGAGTATCAGAAACACTGGCTGCGTTTACATTTAAAACAAAACATAAACACATAATAAAAGTAACAGCAGCACATCTAACTGCTCTACCTTTATAACCATACTCTTTGAACTTAGCTTTAGCATATTCTCTAGCTTTAGCTAAATTCTTACAACTGATAAGCATAACACCTGTCATACCATCTTTAGGTCGACTACTTCTAAAAAAGAATCTTTCCATAATAAGTTCTCCTTATTTAATAGTAGTGATAGTATTATAACTACCACTACTAATTATATTATATTATCGAATACTAACTCCAGTTACCTGTTCAACAACTCCCAAAGCAACAGCTTCACCAATCTTACCAAACTCAAGAATTTGAGTTACATGATTGTAATAAGAATTATGTTCAACAACAGAAGTATTATCTTCATTGTTACTGAAAGGATTGTGATATTCTTGTCCTTCAGCTACAGCTTCTTGAACAATTTCAATCTTAGCTCTAGAAAGAATAGCTTTAATAGCATTAGGATTATCTCTAAGATAATCACCAATACAAGCATATTCAGTTTCACGAAGTGCAGCAATCAAAGAGAAAGAACTAACAAAGATAATGTTAGTTTCACCTTCTTTATAATTACCTTCATCGTCAGCAATGTAACCTTTAACAGGAACATCAAGAGTCAATGCTACTCTTTGCCAAGTAGTCATATCTGTAACATTAACGTTACGAACATGAGCAATAGCTACATTGTTAATTTTAACACTCTTCAACTCGTTGATTACTTTCTTAAAATCTTTCATAATTGTAATAATTTAAATTGTTATTTATATGTTTATTAACTCTAAAATCATTATAATAAAGAGTACTACTTTCACAAGCAATACTCTTCAAAGAATACACTATTAATTCACTTATTCATTAATTTAATCTTTTCTCTTTGATAGAGATAATCAGCACCATTATCAGTATCGAAATAAGCCTCATTATCTTCTTCTACTTCATCAAAAAGCTTTTCAGCTTTCTCATAATAAAGTTTATATTGATAATTCTCTGCACATGTAATATAACTTATAAATACAAGTACAACACAAAGAGTACTCAAAAGTACAATAATTATATTCTTGTTCATATTATTTTATTTATTAGTTCTACAACTAGCACCAATAGTAATTGATGCAAAACCTATAATTGCAATAACTAAACTAGCTACAAATTTATTACTAGAATAATTATTATCACTAAACAATAATACTATTGCCATAATGAGTACAAACAGAATCATTACAGATCCTGTTATATAGAATATGTCTTTTATTTCTTTCATAAGTCTAAAATTTATTATTAAATTCTAATGCGTCTTTAACTAAAATACCAGCAGTATCAAGACTGTCAACAACAGCTTCAAGAGCATTTGTAACACTTTGTCTTTTCTCAACATTAAGATTGGCATTATCTAAATATTTATTTAAAAGACTAATCATAGCTTGAGCTTCATCAAGAAGCAACTTATTGTATGTATTCATATCAGTAATATTTATTTGTTTGTAACTAATAGAGAAAAGTTTCTCTATTTCTTATTTAATCTATCAAATATCAATAGGCAAATCTTCATACGTCATACTACCATAAATAATAGCAATATAAGATATATTATAATTGCTAACATGATGAGTATCAATAAGATAAATTGAATAATGTTTATTATTTTGTCTTTAAAGTATGCCGATATTATTATGTATGATATAAATATACATACTAGAATATATATCAGCAATAACATTATGAATTGAAACATGAGTAATAGTATTTGAAAATTGAAGTGTAAAGATGAAGATAAGATAAAAGTGTAGGAGAAGGAGTACTTTCAGCAACACTTTTATCTACATTATTTTATTTATATCAAATATTACTTACTTTAATACCAGTAATTTCATCATAAGACAAAACTACATCATCATCATAATCATCAGTAAATTCTACATGATTATCATCATAATAAGCACCATTATATACATTAAAAGACAAATCTTTAGTCTCAATAGTATATTTTACAGATGTAGTATCAATAGCTTTATTTGTTACAGCTATTATATTTTGAATCAACGTTTTATCCATATCTTAAATTTCTTCTCTATTTATATGATTATAAGGATATTCATAATCATCAATATTATCATAAATATCCTCATAATCAATATTATCTACACTCATATTAATTAATACTATTTATCTTATATTCAACACAATCTTCTTTAACTATATAATCTTTATTAAAAGGTGTATTTAATATATCACCTTTTTTATGATGAATAACATCAAAATCTATAGTTTTACCGATAGAAAATCTATTGATATTAAAACAATAAGCTACATATTCAGTAACAACAACATAATTATTTGAACATTTGTTACCATTTGTATCAACTTTATCTAAAGTTTTATCAATAGCAATATGACATAAATCATAACTACCATTATTTACAAATCTTATATTTTTAATTTTTGCTTTCATAAGTTCTCCTTATTTATTAGTTATTACATTCCAACAATAGTTCTTTCGTTTACAAATTGAATACCAATAATATCATCAATTTCAATACGAAATAATTTATTATCTTTATCTCTTATATAAACAAGATTTAAATCTAAATCACTAACACGACAATCATTAAATACTTTATTATCAGTTACAATAGTTAAACAACCATCATTGATAACAGTATAAGCATTTAAAAACACTAATTACTAAAATTTTATTCATAATAAGTTCTCCTTATTTATTAATTATATGAACATTTATTTTAATTCCTCGTCCAATATTAGGAACATAAGATTTATAAGTCTTATAAGTCTTATAAGTGTTCTAATTTTCTATACTCAAAACTTGTTTTTTTTATTTGTTGTCAATACTTGTTTATTTCTTGATGTCAAGACTTGTTTGTTTAATGTTGTCAGATGTAAGATGAATAGCAAGAGCAGGATTTCTCCCACTCTTGCATTTCATTACTCAGCAGTTGCATCAGCAGCTTTGTCAGCAGTTTTCTTAGTAGCAAAGTCAAACTTTGTACCACGAACATGTTTAGCAGCTTTGAGAATAGCCATCATCTTAGTCATGTCTTCTGGTTTGCCAAAACCAAAGTCATTACCAAAATCAGACAACTCAATATCATTGATATGAGTATGAAACGTAACTCCATCAGAAGTCATTTCCTCACCATCAATCTCATTGATGAAAGTTTCGCCGTCTTCAAAACGGTCTATCTTAACATCAAGAGTTGCACCAACAAGCAGATTATAATACTCACTCTGAGCCATAGTCTTGTAATAACCACGGTCTTTAGGAGCAAGATAATACTGCATCATAGTAGCTGTTTCAAAGAAGACAATGTGCATGAATTTCCTCAATGGCATCTTAATGTCATTAGCGAAAGTCTGAACCAACTCACCAGTAGTCTTGTCAAGACGACGAGCAGGTATCTGTTCGTTAATAACAAGAGTAATGTACTGACGACCTTCTTCATTTGTAAACAAACCAACGTTAGCAACTGTAACCTTACAATTCAAGCTTTTCATAATCAAAACATATTAAATTAATGAATAAGTAGCATAAGCTACAGCATGAATCCTTTCCATGCCAAAACTTGTTTCTTTTCTTGTTGTTGAAATTGTCTCTTTCTTGATGTCAAAATTTGGAGATTGATGGCGGGGGCTTCGATTACTTCTGTTGAGTGGTGGGGGTCTAACTACATACCCTCCCCCTCTCATTTATTCATATAAATTTTCACTATACCTATCTTCTTCATCGTAATTATCATTGCTTTTATTATCATTTCTATTTTCTTTATTTCGACAATTTATATAACAATTATAATTATAATCATTAATTCAATAACAATCACTATAATCAGTTTTATTATCATTATAATTATAACTATAAACATTTAAATAATCATTATTATTTTCACTATTTTAATTATAACTATTATCACTATTATTATATTTAATAACATTCTTATTTTCAATAGTCATATAATTAAAAGTTCAAATTTTAACTTTGTCTTTATGATAAGTTTAATATATGTCTTTATAAGTATTAGAAGTATTAGACGAAACATGAAGTTCTAGATGTCAACTGACCCGCCCCGTAGAAGAACTTATGAATTGAGTTATAACTTTATTATTTTATTCATCTTTAGTTTTATTAGTATGATTAGCATTAGTTTTAGTTTAGAAACTATTAGAAATGAAAAAGGCTACTAGAGAATTAACTCTAGCAGCCTTTATTTGACGTGAGTAAGGGTAACGCTTTACACCGATTAATATTTTTATTTATTAGATATAATAAGTCTTTTGACTATTACGAGAAGTATCAAAAATACCTCTTGAAAATAGATTCAATGTTTCTCTGTTATTATATCTAATAACTTTACAAGAATCATCTTAGAGACCGTCCACATGTTGAGAAGTATCTGCACCATTATTATAATGAATCAGCAAGAGGACATGCAGTGTCAGACTTAACATCGTAAATATTACCACCATCAGCATTGTAATGCCTCATCTAAGTAATATCACTTAGTTAATCGGCTTCAAGGGAAGTTTCACTATTTGTTACTCCTTCATTACTACTAGTAATATTATCATCACTAGTACCTTTACTCTCGTCATCTGCAAATATACATTATTTTATGTAAACTGCAAACCTTTTTACATAGTTTAACATTTTAGACTAATTTTTATTCAGATTAGTCATTGTATTATCAATATAATTACTTATATTTGCAGCATGAACATAAGCACTAACATTATTATGTAGAGCATAAGTGTTTTAAAAATATTATATAACATAAGTAATGATAGTAAATATCTAGTTATTAATTTAAATATTAAAGTTATGATTAATTTAAATGTAAATTTTAATGGTGCTGATTATATACTTAGTCTTCCAACTATGTTTAGTGAAGTAAATCCTGAGTTTCTTAAAACTCTAGTTGATAATGTTGATGTAGCTCCTGATTATAGTTTGGTGGCTATTATATATAAGGAAAAGCCTATTGCTATTATTGATTCTATTAAACGTAATAGAAATGCTACTGTTGCAGGTATTGCTATGATGATTAAACATGGTAAATGTGATTCTGATTTTATCAATACTAGTAAACTTGGAGAAACTTTAAATATTGCACCTAGTGATATTGCATTAGGTTATCATGTAAGTGCTTCAAATAATTCTTTAAATGCAAACTTATTAGTTGCATTAGATGCTAGCGATAGTAGTTTTCGTAGAAAATGTATGGCTGTTTTAGATCCTGTATATCTTGTTGATTTTAAGATTGTTCCTAATTGTAATATTCATGGTATTACTAAATCTAATAAAACTCCTATAGTTGATATTTATTTCAAGAAAGCTAAGGCTGATGCGTAATGAATATTTCCTACGGGGGGTCTCTAGAAACTAATCAGTGCGGAGTTGAGGCTGCTTTTGCAGCCGAAGCTCCAAACGGTAATCTTTAAAAACTTATTAATATGTTTAAAGAAGATGGTACAGAAGTAAGAACATTTCCTAGCGGATATGATGTTAGAGTTGTACGTAAACAAGATATTCTAGATTGCATTGATGATAATATTATAGATAAAGATATTGCTTTAGAATTAGTTAGTCAATGTGAAATAAATGCAGCTAAATATTTATCTGATGGAAAATGGACTGGTCTTCCTTATCTTGGTAATGTCAAGATTAGAGAAGGTAGAACTATTCTTGAAAACAATAAAGAACTTCTAGAAAATGCTAAAAGTATATTAGATGAAGAAAAGTATGTTCTTTTCAGAAAAAGACTTGTTATTGAAAATAAAGAGAAACTTAAACATAATAGATATGTAAATTATGTTGTTAGTAAAATGGCTACCCTTAATAGAGATTTATATAATAAACTTCTTAAAGAAAAAGGTGAAACTTTTACTAAGCTTTATTTTTATGGTCTTAATAATCTTGAAGTTATAGGAGATTGTAATAATATGTTTGATAAATATAGTTATGATAAACAATAGTCTAATTATTGATAGTCTTTTAAGTATTGATGATAATGGAATGCCTGTCGCTCCTAATGTTCGTCAATTATTAGATAAAGACATTAGAGAACTTTATAATAAGGATAAATCTAAAGATAAATCTCAATATATAAAAGAATGTATTGTTATTTATTATTTAGGAGATCCTAAATCTCCTGCTAAACAAGCTGGTCTTAGTGATAGAGAAGCTTTAAACATGGCTATTGAACAAGCAGGTCTTCCTTCTAATTATACTCCTAGTATGTTAGTTCTTAAACTTATTAAACGTTATTATGAACAAAATATAACTGAAGCTGGTAGAGTTGTTGAAAATATTCTTAAAGGTCTTCATAATATTAATATTGCTATTGAAGCTATGAATGATATTCTTAATCAAAAGTTATCTAAACGTGCTGAAATAGATATTGCTAGTATTGGAGAAATTCTTAATCTTGTTGACTCTGTTAACAAAAAAGCTGGAGAACTTCCTACTATTATGAAGAAACTTGAAGAAGCTAAACAAAATCTTCTATATGAAAAAGAAACTGAAATTGCTCGTGGAGGTGATGCTGTTTCTTCTAGTATGGATGCTACTGCTTATTTAAAATAACATTAATGATATGAATAGTATTAATAGCGATAATTATCTTTATTTTTATGAAGGACCTCATAAGTATACTGATTCTTATGGTAATGAATATATTAGTGTTACAACTATTATTGGTAATTATGCTCCTAAATTTGATAAGAATTATTGGCTTCATAAGAAAGCTAGAGAACTTGGAATAAGTGAGAAAGAACTTTCTAAACGTTGGCAAGATATTACAAATGAAGCTTGTACTAGAGGTAGTGCTACACATAATGGTCTTGAAGATGGAATAAAAAGTAATAGTATGTTTAAAGATGCTATTCAATATCTTAATCAAGTTGATACTGGAAGATGTATAACTGTTGCTGATATTCCTAATCTTAAGGCTCATCCTTTAGATATTGAAGGATTTAAAAAAGCAACTAATTATAAATATCAGAAGATATATGATGTTTTTGATTATTATATAAATCGTGGTTATACTATATATTCAGAAATAGGTGTATTTCTACCTGATATTTTAATTAGTGGAACTATTGATGTTCTTGCTATAAAACCTAAACAATTTGTAATATTGGATTGGAAGACTAATAAAGATGGTCTTCATTTTACAAGTGGTTATTATAAGAAAGATAAAACTTGTAAACCTGTTCAACTTACAAATCAATGGGTTGAAAAACAAGAATTTATGCTTCCTCCTTTTAATACTCTTCCTGAATGTAATGGCAGTCATTACACAATTCAACTTTCTACTTATGCTAGAATGGTTGAGCTTATTTTAGGTATTCCTTGTGTTGGTTGTGGTCTTTGCCATATAGGTACACCATTTAAACTTAATAAATATGGAATGCCTTATCGTGATGAAAAAGGACTTTATGAAATAGATAAAAATGGACAAGAAACTGTTAACTGGTATCATATTAATTATATTCGTGATATGGTTGATGCTATGTTTAAAGATAGACGTATTTATTTAAATAGTAAAGGACTTCTTAATAGACAAACAAAATTAATTTTTGATTAATATGAATAAACTTCTTGAAAAAATTAAGAGTGCTGATTTCAGCAAAATATTAGTAGATAAAGGCTATGTTTATTTTACTAATGGTAAATATAATCTTAACATTATTGGTATTCGTAAAGCAGGTACTAAAGTTACAAATCAATTTGATGATTATATAGTAGTTGAATATATTGATGTTTATGGGATTAAAACTAGAGAAATATTTCCAGCTACTACTGATCCTGGTCTTAGTAATATTAAGAAACCTCTTAGTCGTAAAGGTTGTGCCATTTTAGTTCCTGGTCAATATAGAGGTTGTTGGACTATTGGTTATCATAAAGGTAAATATGAAGCTTTAGTTCAATCTAAACCAGTTAAAGTTTATCGTGATGGAGATTTAGATAATACTTATGATTTTAATTCTAAAACTATTGAAGAAGGTATTTATGGTATTAATATTCATAAAGCTGGTAATAATTCTACTATTGTAAACGGATGGTCTGCTGGTTGTCAAGTTCTTGCTAATAGAAGAGATTTTGACGAACTTATGAAACTTGCTCATAGACAATATTCTAATGGATATGGTAAAACGTTTACTTATACTTTAATTAATGAGGAGGATTTATAATGGCTTGTATTATTATTAATGGTGAAGTTCAAAGTACTTTTACTATGAAAGATTTAGAAAAAGCAATTAATGATATTTGTTCTAAAGATAATGGTATAAATACTCTTCCTACACCAATAGGTTTTAAAACTGTTATTCCTGAAGAGAATGTAGGTTTTATATGTCCTTCTCAAATTCAAGAAGATATTGATAAAGAAATTATTAATAGTCTTCATAGTTATAAACCTTTTAGTAAATCTTTAAGTAATGAATAAATGTATTAAAGAAATTATTAAATATATAGTACTATTCGTTATTCTTGGAGTTGTTCTTTATAGATTTATAATATTTCAAAGTAATAACTATAAAGATAATAACACTATTGAACCTAGTGTTGAAATACAGAAACATAATGATAGTTTAAGAATTGAAGTTAATAATTTAGATAGTATTAAAAATGCAAAAGTTATTGAAGTTAAAACTCTTGATAATGATAGTACTGTTAAGTTATTCTATCAACTCATCAAGTAAAGTTTACATACCTTTTACGGGGGGGCTAGAACATGATAGTATTAAAGTTGCTATTGATGACCTTCGTAAAGCTAATACAAAATTAATAGAATTAAGTTATGAAAAAGATATTAATAAAAATCTTCGACAAATTATTGTCAATGATAGTGTTCTTGCAGAACAAGCTAGACAAAGATATATATTATTGGATAGGTCATGTAAGAAAATAAAGAAACAACGTAATGTTGCTTATTGTAGTACTGGTGTTGCTATTGTGTTACTAATTTTAAGTCTATTGAAATGAATGATGATAAGACTGTAGAAAAGTATATTGAAAGCTACCCTTTTCTTCAATACATAAAGGAATCTAAAAATCATTTTAGACGAGCTAAAGATGCTGGTTATAAAGACCCTAATGATTTCTTTATGATAGGAGAAAGTGGTGGCTTTCTTCTTGATATACGTATAGGAGATAAATTTGTAAATACTAATCTTCTTACTGAAATGGCTAATATATACCATATCAATGGTGGTAAATATACATTATATAAAGAAGATAGTATTCCACATAGACAACTTCGTAAACGTGAAGAATATCGAAGAAGTCATGGATTTGATGCTCCTTGTTTTATGCGTGAAGGTAAAGTTCAAAATCTTCATATTAGTGGAGATATGTATAATTATCTAAATTATACTGTTATTGAACAGTTGGATGAAAAGACTATTATACATACAGATAAAGGTTCTGTTGCTAAGAAGAAACAAGACTTTCCTAAGTTTATAGATGCGCAGTTTTGGACGTTTGCTATTATAGAGTTTTGTGAACTTAATGGTTTTCATCTTCTTATAGATAAAACTCGTCGTGGAGGTTTCTCTTATATTATGTCTGCTCATAGTGCTAATAAGATTAATCTTCAACCTAATAAAGTTTGTATTCATGTAGCTGCTGATTCAAAGTATCTTACTAAACGTGGAGGTCTTACTGATTTTAGTATTAGAAATCTTTATTTTTACGAGAATAATACATTCTTTAAAAGAGGAATACTTTCTCGTGCTGCTGAGAACTTTACTTTAGGATTTAAACTTCCTAATGGAGATATTAGTCCTAAGTCTTGGAATAGTGCTTTGTTTAGTGCTTCTGCTAATAACAATCCTGATTGTGCTATTGGTAAGGATGCTGTTAGTGTTAAGACTGAGGAGGTTTCTACGATGGAAAACTTTGATGATTATATGAATGTTACTGAACCTGCTATGCGTACTGGTAGTTATGTTACTGGTAACTTGTTTGCTTGGGGTACTGCTACTAGTGGTAATATACAAGTTTTTGAAAGAAACTTTTATGCTCCAAATAATTTCCATTTTATGCCTTTTGAAAATGTTTGGGATAAAGATTCTAGAAATGAAACTTGTGGATATTTTAAACCTTATTGTTGGGGTCTTCAAGGTCAGATTGGTGATATTCATGCAATGGACAAAGACGGTAATTCTAATATAGAAGTTGGTCTTCGTATTGCATATAAAGAACGTCAAGATAAGAAAAATCATGCTAAAACTTTTGCTGATTATATTAATTATCTTGGTCAATATGCTAATATGCCTTGTGAGTCATTTAGTTCTACTACTGAAAATCTTTTTAGTTCTGAGAGATTAATGGCTTGGGAAGAAAAACTTAGAAGTGATGTTAGTTATCGTTTTTATGCTGATGGTATTTTTGTAGAAGAAGATAATAAAGTAGTATTTAAAACTAATGAACGTATTCATAAAGAAGGAGGTAAACTTAATGTTGATTTCTATGAATGGATAGAAGGTGTTCCTCGTAAAGGACATGAACATCCTCATGGTTGTGTACGTAAATGGTTTAATCCTATAAAAGTTCCTTATAAAGATAAAGATGGTAGTATTAAAATTGGTATTCCTCCTGGGCAATATTCTATAAGTTATGACCCTGTTGGTGTTAACAAGGAAAAGGAAGCTATTACTAATAAGCATTCTCATAATAGTATTAGATGTTGGGAAAATCCTACTCAATATAATGGATTTAAAACTAGATGTGTTTGTGCTTACTATGGTCGTCCTGATAAACTTGAAGAGGCTGATTGGATTTGTTATTTAATGGCTAGATATTATAATTGTATTGGTACTACAGGTGTTGAGGTTAATAGAGGTGAGACTGTTAGTAATTTTACTAAATGGAAAGCTTTAAAGTATTTAATGAAAGACCCTGTTGAACTTTGGGATAGTTCTGTTAAAGCTAAAGTATCTGCTAGTTATGGTATTAATATGGGTGGTGGAGATGGATCTGGAGGAACTAAAGTTCTTGAAGGTTTACGTCTTCTTAAAGAAATGCTTTATAGTGAAGTTGGTAAAAACGAACTTGGTCAACCTGTTTATCTTTTTGAAACTATATATGATTATCAAGCTATACTTGAATTAAAGAAATGGAATAGTAAAGGTAATTTTGATAGAGTTTCTGAAATGATTATTAGAGCTTTACAATGGAGACTTTGTGACGTTAAAGCTGCCAAAGAACTTGTACATCGTAAAAAGATTACTGTAGATAATATTCAAGATGATATATGGTCTAGACCATGGTTCGTTTAATTAAAAAGATAAAGATATGATTACACTTAGAAGTGTTTGTGATTTTCCACGACAAAAAGTTAGTGGAGAAGAAAAAGCTAAAGCTGATTGGTATGCTAATAGTATTGATTATATTATTAGTCTCGGCGAGAGTATGAACGATAGAAGTAATGTTGGAGTAAGACTTGACATTCTTCATGGTAATCTTCCTGATGACCTATATCGTAAAACTCTTAATCCTTATAATACTAATAAGGAAAAGTATAAGAACTTTCCTGCTACTCTTCGTAATTATGATATAATGTCTGATATTGTTAGACGTTATATTGGTGAATATTTTAAAGGCAATCACGACTTTGTTGTTGGAGCTAACAATCCTGATATTGTTATCAATCATAATGCTGCTCTTAAAAAGAAAATATTAGAAGCTGCTGAAAAAGCTTTTCAACAAGAGTTTCAAAAAAGATATCAACAACTTGTTCAAGAGGCTCAACAACAATGTAAATCTCCTGATAGTGTTGACCCTCAAAGTGCTATGCCTGACCAAGAAGAATTTATTAATAAATTTAATGAAGATTATATAGATAAAGAAAGTAAACAAGGTCAAGATATTCTTAATTATGTTAGAGATTTAACTAATGACCTTCAAATATATCTTACTAACTTCTTTAATTATTGTTCTCTTGGAGAATGTTATAGTTATGCTGATGTTAGAAATCATAAGATTTATAAAGAATCTGTTCCTGTAATTGAAGCATATCCTATTCCTAATAATAATATGATGATTGAAGACCATGATATGTTTGCTCGTAAAATCATGATGTCTTATAATCAAATTATTGATATGTTTGATGATGAATTAGATGTTACAGATAAGAATTATCTTGAGAAATATTATTCTAATTATACTGACAAATCTCCTAATAAAGTTCTTAACTTTAGAGAGTTTTATAAATCTTATGCTGGAGTTTGTGATAAATTTAATGATGAAGAAAGAAATTTCTTTAAACAAAATAATTTAGCTCCTTATGAAGCTAATGGTAATCTTTTTGAAGTTTGGCATGTAGTTTGGAAAGGTTTTGCTAAAAGAGGTATTCTTACTTATATCAATAATATAGGTATGCAAGACCAAAGAATAGTTGAAGAAGATTATCAACTTAATCCTGAAGCTGGAGATATTGATATTAGTTGGGAATGGGAAAGTCAAGTTTATGAAGGTTATCGTATCGGTACTCGTTATACTGGTATTTATCCTATTAAAGCTAGACCTATAGCTTATCAACGTAATGGTAAACTTCCTTATAATGGTATTATGGAAGTTATTCCTTATATGGGTCAATTTAGTATTATAAATATTATTACTCCTTTCCAAGTATTTAGAAACATTGTTGCTTATCATCAAGAAATGGTTATTGCTAAGAACAAGATGATGATTATGCTTTTGCCTAAATCTCTTGTTTCTAACAATCCAGAAGATGCTATTTATAAAATGGCTGCTGATGGAGTTTTACCTATAGACGATGATGAAGATACTGCTGGTGTTAAGATGCAAAACATTAGAATGCTTAATGTTAATATGGGTCAGTATATTACTGAACTTACTAATCTTAAAGAGCAGATTAAAATTGAAGCTCGTGAACTTGTTGATATGAATGCTCAACGTTATGGTCAAATTGCTCAATCTGCTGGTGCTTCTACTACTGAAAATGCCATATCTCAATCTTCTACTGGTTCTATTGTCATTTTCCAAATGTATGATGAATTTAGAAGAAAAGATTATAATAGAGATATTGATTTTGCTAAACTTGCATTTATTGATGGTCTAGATACATCTTATAATGATAGTAATACTGGTAAGCGTCATTATTTAAGTCTTGATGTTAATAGCTTTGTTAATTCTGATTATTCTGTTACAGTTCGTAATAATGGTAAAGAATTTGATAAAATTCGACAACTTAAACAATGGGCATTTAGTGCTGCTCAAAATGGAGATTTAGAAGCTGCTCTTTCTGCTATTGTTGGAGATAATGTTGCTGCTATATCTGATAGCATTAAAAAGTTCACAGAGCTTAAAAGAAAACATGAAGAAATGATGAAACAAGTCGACCAACAAATTCAAGCTGAAGCTAATAGAATGAAGCTACAAGAAATTGCAGCTAAAGGTGAACAAGATAGACAAACTCTTGCTCTTAAAGCACAATATGATTTACAACTTGAATATGCTAAAGGTGATATAGCTTTGCTTGGAGATAAAGATCCTTCTAATGATGAATTTGCAGCTGCTAATATTACAAAACTTCAAGAAGAAACTAAACATGCTATTGAACAATCTAAGATTCAACTTGAGCGTGAAAAAATTGCTGTTGATAGTTATAATGCTGCTGCTGATAGACAAGTTAAACGAGAAGAAATGAAGAATGATTTAAGAATTGCTCGTACTAATAAGAACAAATATGATAAGTGATTAAGTTAAGCCTCGTCTTTATGATGAGGCTTTTCTTTTATCTAAGAGAATTTTATTTAATTTTTTAAATTTATTTCTATGAAGTTATTTTTAATTAGTGATATAGTTAATAATCTGATATATCATTTTGTCAATATGAGTGAAGGAAATTGCATCTATGCGAATGTTTTGTAGAAAGAGTAATCAGCCATAATAACAACCAATAATGCTTATCTTTATGCTGATGTTGGAGCTGAAACTAATAATCAGCAATATACGCATACGTACATTATTATGTTACTAAATTTGATGATAATATATATTAAATAACTGGATATAATTATGGAGATAAACAAATAAATAATACCTTTGCAGCAACTAACAGTTGTTAGATTTTTTAAATTAATCAATTAAAAGTTTTTATTATGTTTGTATTTCGTAATAGTCTTGGTATTAGTCAACATAATCGGTTGATGGTTAATGCTGGCGATATTGATTTTACTGGAGGTGGAAGTAGTAATTCAAATCCACATGATGCTCCAGACATTAATAATGGTAAAGGCGATAAAACAGATTTAGATAAACCTGATAATAAGCCTGATGATAAACCAGATGATAAACCTGATAACAAAGGTGATAATGATAAGCCTGATGACAAACCTGATAGTAAAGACAATCCCGATAATGGAGGTTCTCCTACGGGGGGGTTAGAAAAAGGTTCAGTTATTAAATTTGAAGGTGCTAATTATACTGTTGATGACAACGGTAATATTGTTGATAAAGACGGTAATATCTTTAAAGAAGCTAAAGATGTTGACGAATGGATTAAACAATTTGATGTAGATGATAAAGGAGATGATGATACTGATAAAGGTATTACTCTTTCTTCTATTCAAAAAGCTATCGGTGAAGAAATTGTAGATGAGGCTGGTAAACCTGTTGAATTTACTGATGACGCTGATGGTGTTAAATCATATATTGATAATGTTATTGCTCTTCGTTCTAATGAACTTCAACAAGCTGCTATTAATAAAGTCTTTACTGACAATCCTATTTTAGCTCAGTTTGCTAATTATTTAGCAGTTAATGGTTCTCCTCGTGGTTTTGGAGAAATGCCAGATAGAAGTGGTATTAAAGTAGAACAAGATAATGAGCAACAACAAATAGCTATCATTAAAGCTGCTGCTGAAGAATTTGGTAATTCTAGTCTTAATGATAATTATATTAAATATCTTAAAGACAATGGTAGTCTTTACGATGAAGCTAAAGCTCAACTTGAGAACCTTCAAAAAGCAGATACTGAACGTAATGAAGAATATGCTAGACAAGCTGAGGCTCAGCGTAAACAACAAGAAGAAGCTACAAATGCTTATTGGAATAATGTTTATGAAAAGCTTACTTCTCGTAAAATTGGAGATTATCAACTTCCTGAATCTTTTGTTCGTGAAGTTAATGGTCAAAAAGTTACAACTAATATTGATGATTTTTTCAACTATTTATATCGTCAAACAGAAGATAAAGATGGTCAAGTAGCTACTGCTTATCAAAGAGACAAAATGTCTATGACAGAAGATGAAGCTATGAATGAAGAATTGATTAGTGCTTGGCTAACGTTTACAGGTGGTTCATATAAAGACCTTGTGGATATGGCTGTTAGAGCTGAACAAGTTAAAACTCTAAAACTTAAAGCTAAGAATAATGAGGGTCGTAAAACCATTCGTATTACTAAACCTGCCAACGCTAATAATAAAATTAATCTAGATGATGTAATATTCTAGGTATTGTTTAACAAATTAATTATTTAACTATGTACAAATTAAGAGAAGTAGAACGTGGTGAATATGATGATAGAGGTTACTCTAATGAGGAAACCATCGCTCATCTTATGCTTAGTAAACCTTCTGAAATTAATTCTGCTCTGACTTATACCTTTGGTATGGACGATGACAGATTTCCTCTTAACTTTCTTACTGAGGGTCAAGGTGCTGCTGGTACAGTGGACATTGAAACTAATGATTGGACTTGGAAGACTATGGGTCGTATGAAGTTCAATGATTCTGTTCTTTGGTTTAATGAAGGTAATAAAACTCCTGGTAAAGGTGGTGCTACATTTGAAGTTGAGTTTAAGACTCATTGGTTTATTGAGCAATATGGTTTGATTGCACCTGATGGTGTTACTCAAGTTCGTATTATGAAAGACCTTGGTGCTGGTGCTCATGGTGGTTATTTGTATCGACTTAAACTTACTAACCCAGACCCTACTATTAGTGTAAATGTTAAGAAGAATCTTAAAGTTGGTGCTTATTGGTCTTTGACTGCTCCTACTATTCCTGAGAGTTATTCTAAGGGTAATAGAACTAATGTTATGGGACCTGGTAAGATGACTTCTCAACTTGAGTTCCATCGTTATTCTAAAGAGATTGCTGGTAATCTTGCTAATACTGTTGTTACTTACGAGTTTAAGACTAGAGGTGGTGGTACTACTAATCTTTGGATTAATGAAGAGATGCGTCAATTTGAGCTTATTCAACGTGTTACTACTGAGGAACGTCTTTGGTTTGCAGAATATAATAAAACTGCAAATGGTGAAATTATTATGACTGATGAAGATAATGGTCAACCTATTCCTCATACCGCTGGTATGCAACAGATTTGTCGTGAATCTAATTATGATACTTATGGTGAAGAACTTACTCTGAATAAGATTACTCGTACTATTGGCGATGTTCTTGATAAGGATACTGATACTGGTAACATGGAAGTAGTTCTTCTTTGTGGTAAAGGTTTCTTTGAAGATTTCGATCGTGCTATTAAGAATGATGCTAAAGACAGTGGTTTCCTTACTCCTCTTGGTGATAAGATGATTAGTGAGGAAGGTAGTGATTTGACTTATGGTAAGTATTTCCGTAAGTATAAGACAGTTGATGGTCATGTCATTACTTGTAAGAATATGTCTTTCCTTAACAATGGTACTTTTGCTGAGAATGATAAGGCTAATGGTCGTATTCATCCTCGTACTGGTTATCCAATCTGTTCTCACCAAGCATTTATGGTTGATATGAGTTCTTATAATGGACATCAGAATGTTCGTAAAGTTCGTAAGAAGGGTCAAGTTCATATCGCTGGTGTTATTAAAGGTTTGACTCCAATTCCTGCTTCTTGGGGTGCTGTTCCTACTAATTCTCTTGCAACTGATGTTGACTGCTCTCGTTATGAGGTTAAGGATAGCTTTGGTTTGCAAGTTGATAAGGCAACTAAGTTCTTCCAACTTAAATGTGTATTGGACTAATTAATTAAACTCAAAATAATATTATAACTATGGCTGATATTAAACTTAATTTAGGGTCAGGTCAAGATAATAGTGGTACTGAAAATCCTACTGCTAAAGAAATAGAAGAAGCAAAAAAAGCTGAATTAGAAGCTGAACTTGATGCAGAATATACTGAGAATAAACATATTGTTATTGCAGTCATCGCTAGGGTTTCTGCATATAGAGCTATTAACTCTCTTGCTATTGGTAAACCTAAGACTGTAATTGGAAGTTCAATTAATTCTACTCGTAAACTTATTTCTAATAAAGGTGAAGTAGAAGCTTATTATCCTGAACTTGTTTCAATGTCTAGTAACAATCCAGAATTTATTACTAGAGTTAAACAATATCTTAGTAATATTCAAATCAATGTTGATGGTGAGAAAGATTTAGATTGTTCTTTTGTTTATCATCATAAAAGAGATTATTTGGCTATTAAAGAAAAGCTTGATGCTATCGAAGCTAAATATAATGCTTCTAAAAAGACAGAAGATGATGCTACTCTTAGAAATAATGAAATTAATGCGATTGAATCTACTAAGTATAAGTATGGTTATCCTATTAATGTAAGCGAGTATATTGCTTATCGTCACTGTCTTCTTTATGGAGAAGTAGCTAAAGATACTTCTTTTATTGGTTCTAATCCTAATCTTCGTTTCTACATTAAAGATGTTGCTAAGGAAGCTGCTAGAGAAAAGAAACTTATTAATGAACGTAAGAGTGCTATGTCTAACTTTATTGAACTTAATGCTTCTCGTTCTAAAGCTCTTGCTGTTTATGTTGCAATACTTACTTATAAACATCGTAATGTTGCTGAAGGACTTTCAGTTGATGTTATTACTAGAGAAAAAGAACTTATGGACTTTGTTAATGAAGACCCAGCTAAGTTCAATAAGTTTGTAAATGATAAGAATATTCAAGTTAAGTGTTTTATTGAAATGTGTATTGCTAGAGGTGAACTTGTTCGTTCTGAACTTAATCAACAGATTAGTACACCTGATGGTCAGTTTATTGGAGAAAATGTAAATGCGGCTGTTGCTTATTTTAACAATCCTAATAATACTGGTCTAAAGACTCAACTTGAAAATAAGATGAAACTTGTTTAATAAGTAAAGATTATGACAATTAGAGAAATGCACATAATGTTCCGTCAGTATGCTCAACAGATGGGTATGCAGAATATTCGTGCAATTCTTCCTGAACAAATTGACTTGCTTATTAACAATAGTATAAATGATGTTATTAATCAAGTGATTACTCAAAACATTGGTACTACTAATGATAGAGTAATCACTGATAATTCTAAACTAAATCAAATTAATGCTTTAAAATCTCTTTATAAAGTATGGAAAGGTAAAGTTATTTTAGGAGATGCTAAGACAAATTATATTGCTAGCTATGAACTTCCTATTAGTGCTTTTAAAAGTGGTGGAACTTATAATAATGATGGCGTTAATAGTACTTCCATTTCATATATTTATATTGTAGATTTAAGTATTAGTTATAAAAAGGATACTAATTTTGTTAGTAACATATTTCCAATTCGTATTATAGATGATATGTATTTGGCAGATGTTGTTAATGATTTTATTCTTCATCCAACGTTTAGAAGTCCTGTTGCTACAGTTCATGACAATACTATTGAACTTTATATTGATAAACCTGATTCTTCAAATACTCCTTTTAAATTTCAAGGATGTGATGTTGATGAAATTCGTTTATCATATATTTCTAAACCAAGTCAAGTTAAGTTTCTTGAAGATGTTAATGGTACTAATGTAGATTGTGACCTTCCTGAATATCTTCATGTTGACATTGTTAAACACGCTGTTGAACTTTATAGAACTGCTCTTACTGGAAGTATAGCTGTTACTCAACAAGCTCAAGAAGCTCAACAAAGGGAGAATTTAAGAAATAATTATCGTCAAGGCGATAATGATAATAGTAATCGTTAAAATTTAAATAACAATGAAACAATTATTTATTATACCTAGTGGTACTACTTATCCTACTGATGCTACAGTAGCTACCGATGGTACTAAGCTTTCAGCTGGTCAAATGGCTTTTGCTCAAATGGCTGGTAATGGTGATAGTAGGATTGTTACTCTTATTGATAAATTAGGTAAGGTTGGTGTTACACCTAATCAGACTGATATGAAAGAAGATGATATTTTCTTTATGTATGGTCGTGGAGAAAATAGTCAAGTTATTACTGGTGTTATCGACGCACTTACTCATACTGTAACTAAAGCTTCTCCTAAAGAAGGTGTAAATTTTAGTCGTGAAATTACTCTTCCTGTACCTGAAAAGGGACTTAATTATAGTCTTGAACTTCAGAAGAAAGGTGTAGTTTTCCATGAGCGTAATCTTTGGACTGTTACTGATACTTATCGTCAAGGTAAAGTTACAACTGCTGAGCAACTTGCTGAGTCTCTTGGTAAGCAACTTGAAGAAATGAATACTAGTGATAAGCTTAACATTAAAGTTACTGTTTCAGGTGCTAAAGTTAAAGTTGAAGGTAAAGATTATCAAGATTGGGATTTTGAAGCTGTAGATGATGCTTACGGCTTGGCAACACTCGGTGAACCAACACAAGGTCAAGCTCCAGTTTGTGACAAAGAGTATGTTAAACATCTTGCTTCTGTTTGTGCTCAAAATCGTGGTTTTAATAATACTTATGCTGATGGTGCTACAATTTATCCAGGTTATCCTATGGAATTGAGCGATGATTGGTATGATGTTTACACTATTCATTATAAGTATGGTCGAAAAGCTGCTCGTACTCGTGACGAGTCTATATGGCAAGATGTTATCATTGCTGTAGGTCGAGTTAAAGGTGAAGATTCTACTCTTGCTAATGCCACAGAGAATGAAGATTATAAATTTGCTCTTCCTAAAATCTTTGTAGTCGATAAAGCTTAATATAAACCAATAATGCAGCTCTTCTACGGGGGAGCTGTATTTATTTTACTTATGTAAATACAATGGGTGACTTTAATGAAATTAATCAAATAGTTAATGATGCGATTAAAGATTCATCTTATATTACTGTTTTAATAAGTAGTGGAGTTTTTATAGCTTATACTCTTATAGTTAGACTAGTTGATTTGTTTAAATCTAAAGATAGAAATAAACCTATAATTGAAATGGCTTCTGCTATTAAACAAGTTAGCGAAAATGTTGTTAAATTTAATGGAGTATTAGATAAAACTTTCCAAGATGCTGAAAGTAAAGAAAGAGCTAAAGTAAAGAATGTTATAGTTTTAGGTTTCATTAGTTTTAAAGATACAATTACAGATACTTGTAATAATATTATTATTCATAATAATATAGATGCTAATAAAGACCTTATTAAACAAAATATTCTTAGACTTGTTAGTACTGAATATTACAAACTTTATAATGTGTTTTCAGCATACGATATAAATGGAGTTAATATTTCTACTAAATTAAAAGAAGAATGGATTGATGATATTGCTAATGAATGTTTAGATATAATTTATAATGGTCAAGATTCTTTAAGTAGAATTGCTCAACTTAGTAATCGTCTTGATATTATTGCAGATGAACATTCTGTCTTTGTAAATAATAAAGTTTTTAATCATTAATAAGATGTTCTTATGGATAATGAATTAGAAATTAAACATACAATGACTAATCTTGATAAAAAAGAAGTTCTATTAGTTAAGACTATAGATTATCTTTCTAACCAAGGTTATGTTATGAATAGAACTAAGCTTTTAAAGCTAAGCATTATTCAAATGATGAAACATTGTTATGATAATGCTGTTATGCTTAATGATGCTCATGTTAGTAATCTTAGTAATATAGTTATTAATATTTAAATGGAATAGTTATGAATGAAGCTGTTTATAACCCCCCAATAGAAGGTATGGATAGTGACAAATATAATTCTGTTCATGTTGTAGCTAATGGTTTTGATGAAGAACCTGGTGTTACTCTTGACCTTGAAGTTGTATATATGACTATTCCTAGTCTTTGGGTTCCTATATATCGTAAACTACTTTTGTTTATCGCTGACTATGGTAAGTCTATTTTAGATGATTGTAGTTTTGGTTGTAAAGGTAACGGTAGTGTAGTATTCAATTGTTGGAATTTATTTCAATCTGCTTGTGCCGCTTATGCTATAGAAGATTTTGAAAGAGCTACTTTGTTTATTAATTATGTTAGTAAACAAATCGATTCTATAACAAAATCTTCTACTAAAACTGATGATGGAGTATTTAGATATACTATTACTCCTGATGGAGCTATTCGAGTAGATGGTACTATTGTTAATGATAAAGTTAATTTTAGTGCTACTAAATCTACTTATGATAATTATCAAGAGTGGCTTAAAAATTATCAAGTTGGACAAGTGTTTGTAAAGGAGAATGACAATGAATAAGCAATCTTTGGTATATTCCTATCATTATTAATTTTGATTTGATGAGTTATTCATCTAGTTTTAATTTATTCGATTATGAACAAATTTAAAATATTAAATAACTATGAAGATAAAACAACTATTTGAAAAGACAAGAAATGGTTATGTTCCATTTACAGCTGAAATTAAAATTGAAGACATAAAAGGTCTTAAAGATAAGCTTGATGGTCTTCAAGTTAATTTAGATGATAAAGTATCTAAACAAGGAGATACTGTTACTGGAGATTTAACTATTACTCAAAAGGCTGATGGTAGTGGAGGGACTGTTAATGCTAAAAAGTTTACTTCTGCTAAAGGTTCTTCTATAAATCATTATGAAACTAATATAGATAGTGAACATATTGAGCTAGTACACTCAACTAGAACTACTGGTTCTACAGTTAGTGGAAAAGTTTATAAAACAACTATAAATCCTAAATATGTAGAAAGTGTTAGTTTTGTTAAACATAATGCTACTGAGACAGATCTTCTTGCTGGAGATGGTACTGTAGCTACTCCTATTGAAAATAGCGATATAGATATTATAATTGATTAAACGTAAAAATTTAAAGAAATGGCTAAGTATTTAGATTTGGATGGTTTGAAGCATTACAATCAAACCCTTAATACTAAACTTGATGGTAAGTTTGTTAATCTTACTACTAAAGGTAAGGCTAACGGTGTTGCATCCCTTGATGCTAATGGTAAGATTCCATTGGCTCAACTTGGGAATCTTGATACTACTGTAGCTGAGGTTGTGTCTGCACTTCCTACTACTAATATCAAGAAACATATTTATATGGTTAAGTCTGCTGAGACTGCTAACCAAAACATTTACAAGGAGTATATTTATACAGGTGATACTTCTGCTACTTATGATGCTTCCAAATGGGAAGAGCTTGGTGAATATAAAAGTGCAGTAGATTTAGCTCCTTATAGTAAGAAGACTGAGACTGTTAAAGGTGTTACAAAATCCGCTGATGCAAATAATGTAAATCTTGCTATTACTAAAGCTGATGGTACATCTACTACTACTACTATTGGTGCAGCGTCTTCTACCACAGCAGGTGCAATGACTGCAACTGATAAGAAGAATCTTAACAGACTTGTAGCTGACACTTATCCATTTAATATTACTTCATTTACCAATACTTCAGGTGGTACTCTTGAGAAAGGTACAAGTAAGTCATTCAACCTTAATTGGACTTATAAGAATACTGATTATAATCCAATTCAACAACAGAAAATTAGTACTGATAATTCGGATAAACCTATTTCTGTTGCTCCTGGTACAACTACTCTTGCTATTGCCAACTTGACTGATAATGGAAAGACTGCTGCTAAGACATTTAATTATACTCTTAAAGCTGTCGGTGGTTCTACAATTAAGTATGCTAATACTTCTGTAACATTCGTTCATAGAAGTTATGCTGGTGTTGTTGATGCAAATAAGACTGCTTTGACTGCTACCGAGATTAAAGCTTTGACTAATCAAGCTGTACAAAATAGTAAATCTCGTACTTTAAGTTTCACTCAGAACAATCAAAAGATTGCTTATTGTTATCCTGCTTATCTTGGTAATCTTTCATCTATTAAGGATGGTAATGGTTTCCAAGGTTTCAGTGGTTACACTAAGTCAACTGTTGATGTAGATGGTGTTACTTACAATGTTTATCTTTCTGCAAATGCTGCTACTGCATCTGGTAGCTATACTTTTGCTTAATGTCGAACTTCTAAATATATTAAAGATATGAGTTTTATTATTAATCAAAACTTTGACTTAAAGTCAGCACAATGGAACTTTGAAAGAGATTATTTCAAAGATGTAGCAAGTCTTAAAGCTGCTCCTGAGACTAACTTCCCTGACCATTTTATTACTAATGTTGCTGGTGTTCTTTATCAGTTAACTAAGAGTAATTCTGTTGATGCTACTACTGGTAAGTGGCGTAAGGTTCAACTTGGTAGTGATGTTGATTTGAGTAGTTACGCTACAAAAGATCAAGCTATAGATGTTGCTAGTGGCACTAGTAGTGATAAGAATACTATATCGATTGATTTTATAAAAGCTGATGGTTCACAAACTAGTGTTGATATTCCAAGCGCCTCACATACAAGTGCTGGAGTTATGACATCTAATGACAAGGATAAACTTGATGGTATTGCAGTAGGTGCTAATAACTATGTTCTTCCTACAGCTACAACTGCTGCTCTTGGTGGTATCAAGACTAATTACACTAACAATGGTAAGAACTATAAAGTAGATGTTGATTCTAATGGTAATGCTTATGTAAATGTTCCTTGGACTGATACTAAGACTGATATTAGTAAGTGTATTACTCTTACTAACGAACCGCAAATATTTGATAGTAACAAAGAGTTACAAATTAATTACACTAATCATTTAAGTATTATAACTGTTGGTGGTAATCGTTGTAAATTTGCGTTTGATAACACTGGATTTAACTTAAGTGCACGTTCTGAAACTTTAAGTTTGTTAAGTAACGGTATTGTTTTAAGGTCAGATACAACTGGAACTATTATTGGCTCTTCTAATAAACTCTTTGCTACTGATGGTTCTATCTTTGATGCTTCTAAACTTGTTACAACTACTGCACTTAACTCATTTCTTGCTAATTATGTAAAGAGTACTACACTAACTACTGAGCTTGCTAAGTATGCTAAACTCGATGGTAGTACTGCATTTACGGGAATTATTACTGCCAGAGGATTTAAACTTCCTAATGGTAGTAATGGTAATCTTCTTACTGCTGGTGGTTCTATTATGAACATTAGTAATTTAGTAATGAGAAGTTATTCCACTACTGACGCTGTTGATTTCTCTATTGATTGGACTCGTCAGTTTGATGAATATACTACAAGTGATAGCTTTGTAAATAATACTACTGGATTTGGTTTTGCTAGAGAACTTAGAGGTGGTAAACATGAAGTTCTTATAGATTCTACAGGCGCTATTAACATCAGTAGCAATAATATCAAAATGTATGATAAATCTGGTGTTGACCCAACTAATGCTTTGATTTTTAACGGAGATAAATTTAGTATTAAAAGTGCTAATGGTACTTCTGCTCAATATTATGCAGCAGATGGTAGTATTCAAACTCTTGAAAAACTTTCTAATACAGAAATTGATTCTATTTTCGCTTAATATTAACTTTCTCCTCTTAGATGTTCTAGGAGGAGAATTTAAACTTAATAATTATGAAGTATTTAGATTTAGATGGTTTAAAATATTATAGTCAAACTCTTATTAATAAACTTAAAAATAAATTTATTAGTACTTCTGATAAAGGTAAAGCTAACGGTGTTGCGTCTCTTGATGAAACTGGTACTGTTCCTTTGTCTCAAATTCCTAATTTAGATAAATATGTTTATTCGTATAATGGTCGTATATCTTCTAGCTATAATGAGATGTATGGTAGTTATCAATTAACTATTTCGGGACATCCTAATATAATAAATTCTGCTGGAATACTTATTGTAGAAAGAACAGATAAAAGAGATTCTAATAATACTACTATATCTTTAAAAGGAGAAGATGGCTCTATTAATGCTATTGTTGGAAAATTCAATTCTGTTGAAACTGGTGGCATTAAATCAAATTCTAATCCTAATGATAATGAAGTTTGGACTACTAATGGTGGTAAAATTAATATGATGCAAATTATATCAAATTCTGCTATATATGTTTATGGGGATATAATAGATAGTACAGAAGGAAATATTAACGATACTGATGTTATAGACTATCCAGATAGTATTGTATTCGATAAAGAATCTAGTTTATTTTTTGCTAGAAAGAATGGAAATTATTATATTCATTGGACTTGTAATTCAGAGATAAATATTTCTAATCCAGATAGATATGGTATTGTAGATAACGAAAACAATATAGTTAAACCTTTTGCTAAGCAAATGTATAAATTTACAAATAGTGATATTATTTATGTATTTAACCCTAATAATGGTAATATGGAACCTCTAACTTTTAATTAATAAATTATGAATGATAAAGAGAAAGAACTTTGGAGAGTTATAGATAATATTATTAAATGTTGTGCTATAACTAATCCTGATGGAACTCTAAGTATTACAAGAGAAGAAGTTCTTGGTAAATCTCGTGCTGAAAATCTTGTAATGGCTAGATGCATGGTAGTAGAACAAATGACTCATGCAGGTTTTAGTACTACAACTACAGCTCAAGTTCTTAATAGAACTGTTCAAGCAGTTAGACATTTAGAAAAACTTGCTTTTAATTATTTAAAAACTTCTAGAGTTTATAGACTTGCTACTGCTCAAGCTACACTTCTTAATAAAGATGTAGAACCTATGTGTGTTTAAAAAGTAAATAAGATTAAAATAAAGATTATCTTATTGATAATAGTATTAAGCTAATAACTAGTAAATAACTAGATTGTCAGCTTTTTGTTTATATTCATTATTCGCCTTATATTTGCAACGTACAAAATACTAGTATAGTACATTTTATTATTAATCATTTAACTTTTTAAATTATGGACGATTCTAAGATTTTTATGTTCCCTGATAGCGGAACTAAACAAACTAGTGATGTTAATAGTTTGCTTCCTCTTCTTATGATGAATGGTGGAGGTATGAATGGTGGAGGTTGGATGTGGATTATCTTTCTCTTTTTCCTTTATCCTCTTATGCGTAATGGTGGTTTGTTTGGTAATGCTGGTGCAAATGGCAATGGTTGTTTAGGTCCTCTTGCAAATATGGTAAATAATAATGATGGTCGTGATCTTCTTATGCAAGCTATTAATGGTAATGGTGCTGCTGTTCAGAACTTAGCTTCAATGTTCGGAGCAAAGGTTGATATTATTCAAGCAGCTATTAATGGTGTTAATAATTCTGTTACTCAGATAGGTTGTAAGATTGATTCTTCTACTGGTGCTTTACTTAATGCTGGTACTCAGAACACTATGACTCTTGCTCAGCAATTAGCAAACTGCTGCTGCAACTTGAAGACTGCTATTAGTGATACTGCTCATCAGTCTCAGCTTGAAACTCTTCGTCAGACTGGTGTTATTAAGGAATCTGTTAATGGTGTAGGTAGTGCTGTAACTCGTGGTTTTTCTGATGTTGGTTATGCTCTTCGTGACCAGACTTGTAACTTAGATAAGTCTATCGATGGTGTTGGTGATAGAATTATTGCTAGACTTGATGCTTCTGAAAAGTCTGCAATGCAGGATAAGATTAATGCTCTGCAAACTCAGTTGACTACTGAGCATCAAAGTGGAGTAATTGCTCAGCAAATTGCTGCTGCTGTAAATCCTATTGCTCAAGCTGTTAATGATATTAAGTGTGCTCAGCCACAGACTGTAACAGTTCCTTATCAACCATTCCAGGCAGTACCTAATTGTGTTGCTTATCAATATGGTATGTATAATGGTGGTAACAATCTTAACGGTTTTTGGTTTTAATCTATAGGAGGTAATATTATGGCTTTTAATGAATTCATTGGTAATCGTGGAGGTATACCTTTAGTAGCTGCTACTCAAACGACTGCTGGCAGTGCTACTGCTAATGCTGTTTTTAGTATGCCTAATCATACTTTCAGAGTTATGGGTGTTGCTGGTATTATGGTAATTAATTTTAATGCAGCTACAACTACTGCAACTGGTTTTGAAATGATGGTTAATAATGTAACTCTTCCTCTTCTTGCAAGCAATGGTGAAGCTTTGACTGCTCTTACAGTTGGTCTTCATATTGTGGTATTTGATAAACAAAATAATAAACTTCAACTTATAGTATAATGTTTTCTGCACTTAATCAAGGTAGTCTTGTTTATATTCTAGATAAGACTAAAGATGTAAAATTTAGTATAGGTGAAGTTGTTGGAACTACAGTTCCTCAATATGCTATTGATGGTTCAGGTATGATTATGAATCTAACTATCAAAGTTAATGATGAAAATATTGAATATAAGAATGTTCCTAGCGGAGCTTCTTCTGTTTCATATAATAATGGAAAGCTTATTATTGCTGAAACTAAACAAACTATTCAATCAGAAGTAGAATCAACTCTTCATAACGCTAATTATATTGTAGAACATATTGATGATTATAAGAATCAAATTACTCAATGTGAAGAAGTTCTTAAACAGTTAAATCCTCAATATGCTAAAGATAAAGCTCGTGACGAAGAGATAGCTAATATTAAATCTGAAGTTGCTGGAATGAAATCTAATATAGATAAAATTCTAGCTGCTGTAACTAAAACTTAAAACAATGATTATTATGATTAAAATGGAAAAGAAGTCACTCTCTGAAATGAAAGAGAAACTTCACAGAATGAAGCTTGAAGTTCAAGAACTTGAAGATACTATTGAAGAATGTTCTCGTAAAGAAAACGATGATTATGATAAAGACTATGATAAAGATTATGATAGAGATTATGATTATCGTAGACGTGATAGAGAATATGATGGTAGAAGTCGTGGTAGATATAGATATTAAATAATTAACTGCTCTGTAGAAGTAAATTAACAAGTCCTTCTACGGGGCGGTTCTAATACTAAAATTATGGCTAGAGACTCTTTTGACCAATACGATGAAATTCCTGAAGATATGCTTATGTATCTTCGTTATAATGGAAAACATTTCAATCGTAAACTCGTTGAATATGCTGTTAGTAAAATGACTACTAAAGATTCTTCAGGTAATGAAGTTCCATTAGTACCAATTACTAAAAGTCAACTTGATAATATGATGAATCAATATGGAGTTGTCTTAAATAATAAAGATGATGTTTATGATGCAGTTTATGTTGCAAATATGTGTAAAGCTGATTTTTTAGGTAGAAATATTATTGATGATTTACATTTATGTTTGTATGTTAAAGATGTCATAGATGATATTGATGGTTATGAAGGAATTGTATTTAATCGTTGGTATGCAGATATGTCTCATAAAGGTATTCCTATTGATTGGTATAATTATAGATAAAGATAAGCGAGTTATTATAATCAGTAATAACTCGCTTATTTTGTTAATACCTTTGTTAAACTAAAAATAATACTAATTATACTAATAATAATGTTTATCTTTGCAATAATAAAAATAATAATGTTATGGAAATATTTAATGAAATACTTCAAAATCTTACTAATAGTTTTGATTTTAGTTATTGTGTAGTTGTAAATGTTTTAACTTATATCCTTATTACTTGTTTTATAGATATTGTTAAAGGCAATATAACTAGATTTATGAAAAGACTTATTCTAATCATCAGTATGATTATTGTTGGTATAGTTTATTATCTTGTTGGAGTAGAAGTTAAACTTATAGTTAATTCTGCTATTATAACTCCTGTTAGTTGGAGTTGGATAATTAAACCTGTACTTGCTAAATTTGGATATGATTATAAAGATATAGATAAACGTTTAAATTAATGATGTTCTTGTAATTTTCATACAACTTTTATTTTTTTCGTAGTTCTGCTAGTAGTAATACTAGTGGGACTTTTTATTTTCATATTATTCCTAATAATGATGATTTTGATTATTTATTTTTATTTAGATGAACTATTTTCGCTTTGTCTGTAAGTCTTTAATTATCAGGCTGATTGATTATTCGGCTAATGTTAATAAGACGATTTGTGTGCGCACACAGATAGTAATATCAAAGCGATGGCTCTTGCATAATCAATTCAAAAATCATATTTTTGCCATAGCTAAAAAGACATATAAGACATATTGATACTAATAATAAAACTGATAATATTAATATTGATGTTTATTATGCTTATTGTTAACAAACTAGTAATCAATGTTCTTATTATGTTGGCACTAAGACTTCTTTTGAAGCTGATGATGATTACCTACTTACAAAAATTAGTAGAATCCAAACTGAACATCATTTTGCTTCTATAAGAAGTCTTTTTTGTTATATTAATGTTTATATTAAATTTTAAATTATGGCTAGTATTGCAATGATGGTTAGTGAGCTAGCTCATTCTTTAGGTCAGCCTAATAATCATGTTTTAAGAGAAAATCTTAAACTTCTCATTATTCAAACTCGTAATGAATGTATTAGACGAAGTTATGAAAATCATGGTTATGTAGATAAAGGTCTTACTCAAAGATTTAGAGTTACTCTTACTGAAGTTAATGATGGTGACATAATTATACCTGATGAAATTAAAGATTATGTTGCTATCGATAAAATAAAAAGAACTACTGAGAAAGTTCCTCGTCCTATTAGACTTACTAATAATCTTCCTTTTGATAGAGTGAGTTCTGTAGGTTATGCTACTAATAGAGAATTTCCTTATATTAAGGAAACTACTGCTAGATTTAGAAATTCTGTTCCTGGTCTTTGTGGTGCTATTAGTTATGATTACATTAATGAATATTTGTATTTATATCCCCCCCGTAGAGGGACTCTTGAATTAAATCAAATTGTGATTGAGTCAGCATTTGAACATCCTAATGAAATATCTTTAGGTAATGGAGAAATTACTACAGATAATCTTATTTATGATGATAATGAATATCTTATACCTGAAGATATGTATGGTCAAATTAAAGATATTATATATAAACGTGATTTATTAACTCAACATCGTGAAACCGATGAAACTCCTAACGTAATCAAATTTTAATTATGGTTGCAATTAAAGATAAACCTACTGGACTTCATGATTATTATTTAAACGTTCGTGACGAATATAATCGAATTAAAGAAGTTGCTAATCTTGAGAATGATAAATTAATAGAAGAAATAAAACTTAAACGTGATGATATACTTCCTTATGTTAATAGTTTTAAACTTCCAATTATTGATTATCCTGAATTTCAACAAAATAAGTATATTAATGGCAGACTTGTAAATGCTGCTATTGGTTTATATACTGACAAAAGAAATGATGGAGAAATGAAAGGTCGTTGTTTTAAACTTCTTTCTTTAGCTAAAGCTCAAGAGAAATATTATAATAACGTTCAAGCTATTCGTAAAGCTGAAAAAATACTTGCTCTTACTTATAGACAATATTGTAAAATACTTAGAACTTTTTATTATGAAGTTCATAAGCAAATGATTCTTAATGGATATGGGTATGTACTTGAAGGTTGTTTTGGTTGGATATGTTTTAATAGAGTTATTATTAATGGTGAAGTTAAAATGATTGACTTTGCTGCTACTAATAAAAAGAAAAAAGAATTAATTGCTAAAGGTCTTAAACCTTATAATGAAAAGGAAGCTAAATGGTGTGAAGATAATCATATTCCTTATGACGGTGTTGATTATAAAGTTTATAAGAATGATGAATGTTGGTATGAGTATTGTTTGTTAGGTTGTAAACTTCCTAGGTCTAGAAGTTTTGTAATAACAAATCCTGATGGTCGTAATATGAAATATCGTGGTATGACTAATGAAGATATTATTAATAGAGATAATCATGATGTTAATAAAATTCTTCAAGAAGATTTGGATATTAAAACTAAACTTACTCTTTGTTTATCTATTGATAAAACTCTTTATACTAAATTTATTAGAAATGAAAATCAGACAAAATGTAGAATTGGGAAGATTAATAGGCAAAGTTGATAATGACTTTAATATAAGTGAAAGTGATTGGATTCCTCGTGCTGCTGCTTGGGTTATTGACGCTTTGTCTCAAATGAAAGTTCTTCCTATGGAACGTAAGAGAAGAACTCTTACTGTTGATAATAGAATTGCTTTATTTCCATGTACTCTTAATGCTAAAGAAATTAAAGTATTTGATTCTAATGGTTGCGAAATAAAAGAACTTAATAATTCTACTTGTTCTTGTAATTCAGAACTTAATGACAATAATGTTGTTGGTTCTGAAATTGCTGTTTTTGCACCTAATGGAAATAACCCTGTAAATTCTATGAAAGTTACAAATATTATTCCAACAGATAGAAATAGAAATTTTGTTGTTGCTGGAAATAATATTGAACTTAATTTTGATACAGATAAAATTATAGTAGAAAGTTATGAAGTAGCTACTTACTATGATGAATATTATGATTGTGAAGTTCCTTATATTTATGATAATGGAATTTTACTTGAAGCTCTTTCTTGGTATATACTTTTTAAATATCTTAGTCGTGGAAGTAAACATCCTGTTTATGATTTAAAAAGTAATAGTCCTGTTACTAATCCTTTCCTTCAGTGGAATACTCTTAAAAGTAAAGCTATTGCTTCTGTTAAGAATGAAATGTATAATGCTGATGGTTGGAGAAATTTCTTTTATAATAGTACGTTTGACCCTAGAAGAAGTTAATTATGGAAATAATACCAAAACTTAATCTTAATAGAAATCCAAAAGATATTCCTAATAATAGTATCGTTGCTGCTAAGAATATGATAGTGGACGATACTGGCAGTTATTTTACTAATGAATGGGGATTTAAAGTTGCTTTTAATTGTCCTAATGATACAGAATTTATTTGTGGAGTTATACCTACAAATAAAGAACTTGTTATATTTACATATTGTACCAATGACAAACTTTCTAGAATTTATCGTTATAAAGATGATGGTTCTTATTTTGAAGTTAATGTTGGTTGGACATATTCAGGCGGTAAGATAACTGGTTCTTATACTTATAATTATAAAGGAGAATTAATTATAGCTGTAGGTGAATACGATGCTATAGATAAATATGGAAATTCTATTCAAATTCCATATAAGTCTTGGAATTTAGATACAGCTCTTAATTTATCTCATAATCAAGAAGAAAAAGTTGGAGAACTTTCTTATTCATACAATATTACGACTGGTAGTCTAGTTTGTGGAGTTTATACATTCTTTATTAGATTTGCTATTAATGATGTAGATTATACTAAATGGTTTCAAATAACTCCTGAAATAATTATTATTCAAACTAAACAAAAAGAAGCTCCTTCTCATACATATCTTAAAGGTGATGAACTTATTACTTTGGATACAAGTAAATCTAATTTTAATCAATTAATCGTTAATGATAATAAGATTTCAGATAAAGGTGTATCTATAAATGTTGAAGTTCCTTCTAATAATAATTTTTTAAAATATCAAATAGGATATATAATTAAAAAAGATGAAGAAGTTTTAGGTCGTATTCAAAATGAATATGATATTAATAATAAAACTATTATTGTAGCTGATAATGTATTTACTAAAGAAGAATCTATTGATGAGTTTCTTAAATCTCCTAATCAACTTTATAATGTAAAGACTATTGTTAATTATAATAATAGAATTTATCTTTCAAATTATGAAGAATATAAAAACGAAAATATAAATATAAATGATTATATAGATACTTTGAATTTTATTAGTATAGTAAATAAAAACTTTAAAACTGGAGAAGTTCAAGAAACATATACTAAAGTTAAGGGACAAATAAGTTATAATGGTGTAACTACTAAAACTGATAATGTTAATTTTGAACTATCTAAAGTTGATATTGATAATACTAATAAAATTAAAATATCTAATTATAAAAGTTTTATTATAAATAATTTTATTAAAATTCTTAGACTTTATAACAATCTTGGTCAAGCTGTTTCTCCTTATGAAAGTAGAGATATTGAACTTACTGAAGAAGGTAAGAAACATTGGAAATCTTGTAGAGCAGATTATAATGTTATTTTATTAGATTCTGTTGCTAATAAAAATAGAACTTATTGTCCTATTTATCAGTCTAAAAATAAAAATGTTTCTAACATAAAAGAAGTTTATATACAAAACGGAAATATATATATTGTTACTAATTCTAGTATATCTGTAAATAATGGTTCTAATAAAGGAGAACATACTTATATTATACGAAATAGTGATGTAGATAATAGATTGTTATGGAATGTTTATGTTTTTTATACGTTTTATCTTAAAGATAATTTAAATACTGACCCTGGTTATTTAGCACAGTATATTGGAGAAAATCCACAACCTGTACTTAATGCTTATCCTCCAGCACCTAAAGGTGGATATAAACCTACAACTAATATAAATATTTCTACTATAGAAAATACTTATAATATTAATAATGGTGTTATAAATAAAACATTAATACCTTTTCAATATTATAATATTTATATTCATTTTATTAGACCTGATGGTTCTTATACAAATGGTTATTATTTAAAGAAAGTTCAAGTAATAATAAATAATGCTTCAGAAGGTCCTATTAAATATATAAGTGTTAAAGCAAATTCTATTCCTAATGGTTACATAGGATATTTCTTTAGTTATGAAGAAGTAGAAACAAATAGTATATTTGTGGATAAACTATTTAATTATAATAATGGTACACGTATTACTAATACTGGATTTATTTATAATGAAGAAAGTATATATGGTGATACTATTAAACATTTTAATTATAATGAAGATATTACAGGTAAAACTTTTAATAAAAGTATAGTTACAACACCAAATGTAATACTCAATCCACCGATAAATAATAATGTTTTTCTTCTATCTAAGAATTTAGGTAATTATTATAAGAATACTAAAACTCTTTATAGACTTACAGAAAATTATTATGACACTAATGCTCATACTAGTGACGCTTATCTTCCTGGTTTTTACAATAAAGAGAAGATTATAGTTTTTGCTGATACTTCTAATCCTAGTACTGCAACTAAACTTAAAGAAGTAATATTTAATGCTACTTCTAGTAAAGTTGTAGATACTACTGGAGCAGAAACAGATTATGGAATTTTTGCTAAGACTGACTATGCTTATACAGATAAACCTTTAGACGCTTATAATATTAAGCAAGATTATTCTAAAGGAGCTGCGAGTCTTGTAACATCTGCTGGTGGAGCAAAAGGAGTGTTTTATAACTCTGTTTTAACTCCTGATAAACTTCATGATTTTCTTGAAATAAAAGGTTGTTATACAGCTAAACCTAGTAAAAGTTTTACTAATTATAACGCTGATTATATTGACAACTTTAATAAGACTATTCGTAGAAGTAATGTGATTAGTGATGAAAGTCTTGTAAATGGTTTTAGACTTTTTGAGTCTAATCAATATAAAATCATTAAAGAAAATAAAGGTAATATTACTAATATAATTGGTATTGGACTTTATATGTTAGTTCATACTGAATATTCTTTATTTGTATTTGATAGAAGTCCTAAACTTACACAAACTAGTCAACTTCAAATTCCTGATGTATTTGATATAGACTATCAAGAAGTACTTCCTTCTAATGAAGGTTTTGGAGGTCTTAAAAATAAAGAAGAATCTATTGTTAGTAAGAATGGTTATATATGGTATGACAGTGTAAATAAGATAATATTTAAATATGAGAATGGTAAAGCTTCTGTACTTTCTTCTGATATTAATAATTTTATTAAGGATTTAAATATTAATACTGTTAGATTTGGAGAAGATTTAATTACTAATCGTCTTATTATATGTATTTATATAACTATAGATAATGTAAATTATCCTATAACTATTAGTTATAATTTTAATACAAATACTTTCATAAGTATTCATGATTATAGTTTTACTAATTGCTATAGAACTTATAGTACTGCTTTCTTCTTTGATATTAATAAGGATAGAAATAGACTTTATTGCTTTGATGAAAAACAAAATAGTTATAAGAATTTAAGAAATAAAGATAGCATTTATTTTCCTAAATATAATTTCACTAATGAAGATGATTCTTCTTCTGCAAAGCCTAGTAGTACTTCTTCTATTGTTTATATAAATAGATGTAATTGGCGTAGTAGATACGGATTTCAATTAGAAGTAACAAATAATATAACTAGACCTTATATTAGATTTTATGTTGGAAATGAATATAAAGAAGTTGCTTATCCTGAACCTATAAATATAAATGAACAAAATTCTAATATAATAGATATAAATTATTTACATGTTGGAATAAAAACACCACAAATAGATTATAACAAAGAATATTATTGTTATTGTAAGATGTATAATTCTCTAGAAGATTGTAAAGCTGATAAAAACGGAATAATGACAAACGTTTTATCTGCTGTAAATAACAATACTCAAGCAGAATTAATAACTATAAAACATAATGATTCTTTAGGTGTTGTAAATGATAGTCTTAATATTGATAGACTTAATACTTTAATATTTCCTATTGGAATAAAAGTAGATTTATTTTATGAAGAGGAAGAAGCACTTAATTTAAAAGATTTAAGAATAAAATGTACTGCTGAAAATTATACAATTCATATAAAGGATGTAACAATAACTGTAAAGCATGATGATGGTGGAGGCGGTTCTAGTGGTGGTAGTGGATTAAATATTCCTGATTATATTATACCTACTGTTTATAGAAACGGTTATGATGTTAAAATAAAAAATAATATAGATTTAAGTAAAAATGTAAATATAACTTATACTATAGGTTTTAATTATGCAAATAAAATTACCAATACTCTTATTGCAAATCTTGGTAATATAACTAAAACTTTTATAGATAAAAATGAAGATATTGTATTTACTTCTAAGTTTGTTAATTATGTTTATATAAAATGTGTTATTAATGGTGCTATATATGATAAAGATTGGAGTATTTATTTAAATGAATCAATAAATAATCCTATTATTAATCATAATAATGGTTTTTGTATTATTTATAGTAATGACACTGATGTTTATAAAACAGTATATGCTATTAATAATTCTGAACTTAATGAAAATAGTAAAGAATATAATTATGGTGAGACAATAAATTTAGATAATAATCAAACTCTTTATTGTGTCAACGTTTATAAAATAGATGATACTCATTATATATATTCTGACATATCTAGTTATAAGTATAATAAAGATAATGAAGAAATTATTGGATATATATATAAAACAAGACCTCTTACAGATTGCTTATATAAATCTTATATAGATGTCATTTATAATATAAATCCAGAACAAGCTAAAAGTCTTGAAAGTATTCATTATATACTTAATAACTTTGTTGCTAAGTTTAATAATATGAATGCTGCTGAACAACTTCTTAATAGAAGATTTAGTGGCAATAGTATCATCCTTTACAGTGATGAAACTTATAGTGGTGCTATAAATATAAACGATAATGGAAATACTAATAAACTTAATGCTTATAAAGTTCCTAGTTTTCAAAAAGGTCATTGGGAGTTTAATTATTTTAGAAACGATACTACTAAACTTTTAGAAAATGGTACTTTTAAAGCATTAGTATTTGATGAAAATAAAAAAGAATATAAACTTAAAGAAATAACAGATGAAAACATAAAAGAGAATTATAATAAAATTCATAGTGATAATAAATCTCTTATTTATGGCAGATATATTGTTGCTAGATTTATTTTTGATAATAATAAAAGAATTAAATTTGAAGGTGTTACATTTATAACTAATACTTATTAATATGGTATATCAATTAAAAAGACTTCAGACTAATGAGAGACCTCAAGCTTTTTGGGGTTCTCTTATTCCTTCAGCAATTAGTTTTATTGGAGGACTTATTACTAGTAGTCAACAGGCTAAAGCTCAAAGAAGAGCTTTAGAAGAGCAACAAAGACTTGCTCAACAACAACTCAATATTAGTAATCAAAATCAGTTAGCTAGTTCTCTTAACAATTATGCTAGTGCTCAACAATCTTATGATGATAAAGATTATAATCTTAAATATCACATAGGAGGAGTTAAAAGACTTGGTGGTAGAAATATTATGATTACTGATGGAGGTAATGCTAAGAGAATAGGAAACAACACATATCTTCTACGGGGGGGTTCTCATGAAGATATTAATGAAACTGGTCAAACTGGCATAGGTATTAATGTTGGTGGTAATGAGATTGAAGCTGAAGGTGGTGAAGTTGCTCAACGTAAGGGCAACTCTTTGCGTATATATTCAGCTCAACCTATTCTTGGTGGTATGAGTCCTGCTCAAGCTATAATGAGAGGATATAATAAAGATAAAGTATTTAATGCTCAACAAAGATTTAAAAAGAATAATGGTATTAAAGATGATGGAAATAAAGCTCAGGTTGGCGGTTATTATGGAGCTAACTATCCTTCTCCTTTATCTTTATTGTCTATTCTTTATGATAAAATTTTAGGAAGATTTGATGATAAAAATCCTAATCTTCAAACAGGTATTGCACCAACTCCTGGTAGAGGTAAAATGTCTAATAAAGCTTTACTTAGACAAGCTAGAAGAGCTAATAATAGAGTAATGATGAGTCCAGTAAGAGAAAATAGTTCTACTATTCCTGTTAGTCTTGTAAAACCTGGTTATACTTGGAATGGTACTAGAATTACAACCCGTTCTCCTTATGCTGGTAGAGGTATGGAACAACTAAATATGAGAGGTTTTAAACCTTATAATAATTTAGTTGAAGAGACTCCTACTTATTCATATACTATTCGTCAAGACTTCAATCCTAATAATAATGTTAATCTTGGATTAGGTAGTAGACTTAGAGGTAATGTTGAAATTGGAACTGGAGCTGCTAAACAAAAAATAAATAAATTTATAAGTAAAATTAAAGCTAAAGTTACAAATCCTAATACATATAGAACTAGAATTGGTTTTGAAGAAAAATATGATCCTAATATAGGAGCTTATGAACGATATAATATTTATAAATTAAAACCATGGGTTAAAGCTACTGCTGGTGCTGCTGGAACTGCTGGAGTAATTGGATTAGGAAAAGGTTTATCTAATACAAACAGTAAAAATGAGAACAATAAAACTCAACTTGATGCTAAAGGTCAACCTATTTCTCCATATATAGCTAGACCTCAAGAAACAGATAAAAGTCAAACTAAGAAAGTTGCTAAAGTAGTTAAACCTACTAGACAAGTACATGCTACTATTGCTCGTAAAGATACAACTAGAACAGATACTACCAAGCAAGTTAATAAAGTGGTTAAACGTCAAGTTAGAACAACTCCTCAATATACAGGTAATACTACTAGAGGTAATTATCAATTACATGATGGAGAAACTAAAGTTATTAATGGCATTAAATATACTCGTAGAGGTAATACTATTATTAATCATAAAACAAATGTAGGTTATATTTATGATAAGAATGGTAATTATACTGGTCAAGCAGATTATAGTAAAGTAGGTAATTTCAATCAAGCATTTGATGCAGCTAGAGCTGCTGGTAGAAATCAATTTATTTATCGTGCTGGTAAATATAATAATTATTCTACTGTTAAAGAAACTAATGCTAAGAAAGAAGCTTTGAATAGAAGAATTGGTGCTAGACGTATTGTTAAGAGAATGGGAGGTCTTACTAACCCGCCCGTAGGAAGTAGAAAAAAGTATCTTCCTGGAGGTACTGCTAATCCTTGGGATGAATATAGATTTACTAATTATCCTACTCCTAATACTTGGAATGAAAAATATGGAATTTCTAATGTTCCTGATTATGGCGGTACTGCTCCTTGGCAAGTAAGTAATAAATATACTGTTAATGCTCCATATCCTATAACAGAATATGATTTACCTATAACTACAATTACTGCAAAGAAAGACACTTTTAATGATGAAATGAGTAGAAGAATGAGAGCTGGAGTTCAAAATTTAAAAGATGATTCTGATTCAAAAACTACAGTTCCTTATTTACGTAAGCAATCATCATTTAGTCCTAAAGTTCAAGATTATATTGGTTTAGGAATTGATACTCTTGCTGCTTTAGGTAGTGGAATGTTTACTCGTTCTGCATATAATAAAATGAATTTTGATTATGCTTTACCTAATTATGTAGATGAATCTCCAGTAGCATTTGACACAACTTATCATAATGAAGCTCAACGTGCTAATGTAGAACGTAATAGACTTAATACTCGTGGTTTAATTACAGGTAATACTTCTAGTGCTCAAACAGCTTTAAATCTTATGCAAAAAACTGATACTGATGCTATGATGGAAACTAATAAACTTCTTGATGAAAAGAATAATAAAGAAGTTGAACTTAGAAATCAAAATCTAGCTAATGAGCAACAAGTTCGTGCTAGAAATGCTGCTGCTAGAAATCAGTATTATCAAAATGTTGCACAAATTAAAAATGCTGCACTTGAGGCTAAAAACAATATGAAACTTGCTAAAGCTCAAAGTATTGGAACAGATTTAAGTGGTCTTTCTCAAGCATGGACTAATTTTGCTAGTAGTGTTGAAAATAGATATGATGCTAGACAAAATGAAATAGCTGCTATGTCTAGTGCTAATAGTCCATCTATTGTAAAGAATGCTATATCTTTAGGATATAATTTAAGTCCTGAAGTTCTTGCTAATTTATATAAAAATTCAAAGAATGAAGAACTTAGAAATACTATACTTGGAAGATTAAGTGCTAATGAAAGAAAAAGATATGGTATTAAATAACTAAAATAAATTAAATACTTCTGATTGTAACAATACTATCAGAAGTATTATTTATTTTTGTAATAGTTATAATTTAAACATTAAAAATATGCCAACTCAAAAAGAATATCAAGGTATTCAAATAGGTGGTTCTGTTCCACAAAGAATACTTGGAAAAAGAGATTTAAGTGGACTTTGGAATATGATTAATATTCGTAATCAACGTTATGATGAAGCTATTAAACAAAAGTCTGCTATTGATGTAGCTTTAGGAAATCTTAAACTTAATGCTGCTGAGGATAAATGGAAATACGATTATGCCCGTAAAATTCAAAAAAGAATTGATGACGCTGCCACTATGGGAGATTATGGTGATGCTTTAGATACTGCTGTACTTGAAGCTGGAAAAGCTGTTTCATCTCCAGAAGTTATGGGTCGTATTCGAGCAAATGAAGCTTATGAAAAAAAGAAACAAGAAGTAGAATCTCGTAACGATATTTCTGATTTAACTCGTCAAAGATGGCTTGATCAAAACAAATATCATTATGAAGATACTTATGATAATGAAGGAAATATTATAGGTGGTACAGAATGGAATGCAGGTTGGTCGCCTGTTAGTAGAGTAGAAATTACTAAACTTGCTCAAGCTGCTGCTCAAATAGCTGCTCCATATAAAGGTTCTACTTCTACTTCTAAAAGTAGACAAAGTAGTATTACCGACCAAAATGGTTTATATGGAGAAAAAGGAAGTAAATCTGGTTCTACAATGCTTTCTAAAGGTGGAGGTTCTTCTAAAAGTTCTAGTTATTCTTATCAAAGACTTCCTGAAGAAAAAATTAGAGAAGTCTTTGATACTTTATGGAAAGCTGACAATCAAGCTATGCTAAGTCTTGAACAAGATTATCAAGATTTAAAATGGAAAGTTGAAAAGCTTACTAAAGAACGTGATGAAACAACTGATGAAATTAAAAGAAAATCTTTAGATGACGAACTTGTTAAATATAACGCTAGTTATTTAGGTAACAATAATCAACCTATGACTGAACAAGAATATATGTTATCTAAAGTAAATCCATTATTACATAATATGGCTTATAATTATGTTCAAACTGCATCATCTGTTTCAAGCAATAGCTCTGTTAGTTATGGAGATACTGCTGAAGGTGAAATTGAACGAGCTAGTAGATATAAAGATGGAAACACTAAGAATTTACCGTCTATGCCTCAAGTAACAACTAGTAAAGGTGCTCCTACTAGTTATGGAATATTTAATTTTAATCAAGGAGATAGCACTAGTAGTATAACTGATTTAATGCAATAACAATATGATAGATTTAAGAACTGTAAATGATTATAAGAATAACGGAGATATGTTAGGTCTTGCTAACTATCTTTCTCGTTATCATTTTAGAGATAGATTTAATCAAGAGCGTGTTACATCTACTATTAAGAATTTACGTACTAATGGTAGAATGGAACAAGGTATGCTTGAAAGAGCTGATAATAATCAAAAGGAAGCCATAAAATTTTTATCTGTATGGGATAATGGTGGTAGTACTCTTCCCGGACTTAATAATAAAGCTGGTGCTAATAGATATAGTACTGGTATGGCTAATGCTATTAGAAATTTAGTTAGTAGAGATGCTGTATCTGTAAGTTATTTATTTGGTGGCAAAACAAATAAAAGAACTTTTCTAGGTATTGATTGGTTAGCTAAAGATAAAGAATATGAAAATGATGCTTTTAATCAATTCCTTATTGATAATAATTTTACTGAAAAATATTTAGCTAATAATGGAGTTAAGTTTAGTAAAGATGCTAGCGGAAATAAAATAATGAATATTGATAAATCTTCTCCTTTATTTCTTCAAGTATATAAAGCTATGTCTAATCTTAAAGATGATGAAACTGGAAATTATAGATATAAGGTCGCAGGTATTGATGGCAAAGGAAATCTTATACGTAAAACTGATAGAAATGCTCCTACAGAAGCTATAGGAAATGAATATAAAGTTCACGGTGATATTAGAATTACATCTCCTATATTTGATGAATCAGATAGAGGAAATGAATATTATTATACTCCTAGTAAAATTAATAATACGAAATATGGAAATTATGATGCTCCTTTATCTTTTGTTAATGAAGCTAATAAACAAAAAGATATTCTTTTTGGTTTTAAAGATAAAGATGGAAACGAAAAAGAATTTACTAGAGGTGGCGTTGTGATTCATAATCTTGGCGCTAGAGATGCTGAACTTCAAGCTAGATATGAACGTGGAGAAATATCTGAAGGTTTTTTTAATAATCAAAGAAAACTTATTAAAGAAATTTATGATAGTGCTTTATCAAATAGCGCTCTTACACAATATGACATGTTTGTATCTAATGGTGAAGATGGAGACCAAACATTATATAAAATAAAAGAAACAAAAGGTAAAGCTAATTATCAAGATTTAATTAGAAGTTATGTAGGTACAGATAAAATTAGTTATGCTTCTTATAACGATGGGAATTTGTTTGGTACTTTAATTACTATAGCTAGTAACGCTCCTAAAACTCCAACTAAAACTCCTGATGGAAAAGATACTCCTTCTGTACAAATATTTGTTCCTGGTTTATTTAAAGACCAAGCAGAAGAAAGTTTTAATAGAGATAGTAAAACTAGAGCGGCAAGAGAAGTTAACAATATGGAAACATATCAGTATGGAGTAAATATTCCTAATATAGGTAAAGTAGGTTCAGTTAGAAATAGTAAAGGTGAGAGTTTATTTACTTTGACTAACGATGATGGTAAAGTAGAAACTATAGATAAAAGTGATGCTATCAATTATATGAATTATCTTTTGATTCAAGAAGATGGTATTGACCAAGCTAATCAATTATTTTATAACGAAGATGGTAATATTAGAAAAGAAATACTTGATTCTAAAGGTAATATAAATCCTAAATTTCAGTCTCAACTTAAAGATATGGTTGATAAATATTCTTTAGCTGCAATGAGTGAAGTGTTTCCTAAAAGTTTTGCTAGTTATGAAAAATTTAAAAATATAGTAGATGAAAATGAAGGAGATATGGCTAAAGCTTTAGATATATTTAAAGATGATTTCTTTACTTTAGATGATATTGATTTTCTTAATAATCAAAGATTTAAACTTGCAAGTAAGATTTTAGATTCTATTGGTTATACCGCTAACAATTATAATATAATGTAACTATGGATACAAGTGAAGTTTTTAAAAGTGGAGAAATTAATATTCCTAATCCTAATTATAATCCTAAGAAGAAAAAGAATAAAGAAGCTCCTTATATATTTACTAATAATGTAGGTAGATACACAAATCCTCAAGCAGAAGCTGTAGCTAGCTCTGCTGGGGATAATTGGGTTATGGATGAGAACTATAGTCGTAAATATCAAAGATATGGTATTACTCCTAATAGAATTTCTCCAAATCTAGATAAAGAATTAGCTGATGCTCAATCTAATTGGACTAAAGGCTTTAATGCTATTTCGCAAGCTGTAGTATCTGAAACACTTCTTGGTACTCTTAAAGCTTTCCCTGATTTATTTGATGCTATTACAAATGGATTTCTTAAATCAGATGGTGACTATCAAAATCCTATAAGTAATAAACTTCAAGAATGGCAAGATTATTTTGATAATGAAGTCGCTCCTATTTATAGCGATCCAACTCGTGCTGATATATTACATGGAGGTCTTACTAATTTTGGTTGGTGGGCTAGTAATTTACCTAGTGTTATGAGTAGTCTTACTCTTCTTATTCCGAGTACAGGTATTATAAAAAGTATTGGTTATCTTGGAAAACTTGCTAAGATTGGAGCTAGAACTCGTAAAGGTCTTAGAGCATTATCTGGAGTTAATAAAGCTATAGATGAAGGTAAAGCTTTAAATGGTTTTCAAAAAGCAATAATTGCTGGTACAGGAGGTGCAGTACAAACTAATGTTGGTAGATTTGCAAGTCTTTCTGCTAATGCTCTTCTTCAACGTACTATGGAGAATTATCAAGAAGCTCAAAGTGTTTATAAAGATATGTATAGTGATGCTTATGATAAACTTAATAATATGACTGAGCAAGAGTATGCTGAGTTTATAAATAAAAATAAAAAACTTGTAGAAGAAGCTGGTGGCGATTCTTCTAATAAAGATGCTATTGCTCGTAGAATTGCTAAACGGTCTGCTGATGAAGATTTTAAATTTAATTATTGGAATGTTGGATTTGATATTCTTCAAATGTATGGACTTCGCAATATGTGGAAAGGAATTAAAAGTGGTGAAAATTCTGGTACTCTTAATAAAGTTCTTAGAGAACAAAAAGCTAAAGTTGGTAAAACTGCTGAAGAATTTGAAAAGTATCAACAAAATCTTTCTAAATGGACTAAAGTTAGAAATAATTTAGTAGATAGACTTAAAGGAGAAAAAGTAGTTGTTGCTTGGGAACTTTCTGAAGGTATTGAAGAAGCTATTAATACTATTGCACAAGAAGAAGGTATGCATGTTGGCAAAGAATTAATTGGAGAAGATGTTCATTCTTCATTTGATAATCGTCTTCAAAAATATCTTCAAAGTGGTGCTATTTATGATTCTGCTTTTTGGGGAGTTATGGGAGGTGTTGTATTCCATCATTTAGGTAGTGGTTTTGGAAGACTTCAACAAACATTAGAAGATAGAGCTAATTCTAAAGTTGATGAAAAAACTGGAGAAAGTAAAAAGAAATCTCCTTTTAGTATTAGTGAACTAGGAGAAATTAAATCTCGTAGAGAAGATATGAATAGTTGGTCTACTATTACTAATAGATATATTCAACGTGCTCAAGAGATTAAAGAAGGTAAAAATCCTTATTCTATAGGAGAAGATGATAAAACATTAAAAGGTGAATCTGATACCCAAGCTGCTAAACAAAAAGCAGATAATGACTTTATTACAGATATGACTTTAAATGCTGCACATAAAGGTAATCTTGATTATCTTAGAGCGTTTATGGCTAGTGATGAAGTTCGTAAAGCTATGGTTGAAAAAGGTGTAGTTACTGAAGCAGAATCTAAAGAACATCAACAAAGAATGCTCAGTAAAATAGATTCTACTATTGATAGTTATACTAATAATTTAGCTAAACTTATTAATCTTGTAGATAATAATGCTTTAAATAAAGCTCATAAAAACGATATTGTTCCTATTGAATATCTTCAAGGTATTGCTAGTAATAATGTCAAATATCAACAGGTTATTCAAAGTCTTAATCTTAAAGAACAACAATACGACCAACTTATAGCTGATGCTTTTGCTAATGAAGATATTCAAAAAGTTCTTGGTAATAAATATACTCCTGAGCAATTTAGAGCTGCTGCTAGTCATGCTTTAATTGCTAATACTATGGCTGCACTTTATGCTGAGAAGAGAAAACTTATGAAGAATAAACTCACTCTTAGTGATAAAGTAGCTATAGATAACATCGATAGAACTCTTAAAGAATATGGTGAAATGTTAGATGACAATGAATATCGTTTAGCTGTTGCTCATATGATTAATTCTGATTTTGACAAAGAAGGTAAACTTATTAAAAATCCTACTAATATAGGAGAAGAGTTCGATAATATATTTACAGGTAAAGATAGCACTGGAGCTAATGATCAAACAGATGCTCAAATTATAGCTAATTTTAAAGCTTTTGCTAAGAAATATAATTTTAATGAAAGACTTGGTAATTTTGAAAGTGAAGAAAATGTTTTAGACCAACTTAATAAACATAATATTAATACAACTGAAATTAATAATCTTATCGTTAAAGCTGATAAGGTTGGTCTTCCTAGTGATACATTTAGTAAACTTCTTGTTTCTCGTTCTGATATAGAATTAAATAGAAGATATAATCAAGCTCAACTTATAACTAATGCTGATACTCTTTCTCAAGAATTGAGTTTCCTTCAAAATACAATGAATGAAACTAGAAAGAAAGTTATTGATAAAAGTTATAAACTTATTAATGAACTTGCAGATAAATATAAAGATGAAGAAAATAATTCTATTAAACAAGCAGTAGATGCTTATTATGTAGATAACGATAATGATTTTGATTCTGCTACTTCTTTTATGACTGCTGCTGAAAAATCATCTTTCAAAGAAGCTCTTGACGCTCTTCATCTTAATTCTGGTCTTAATTATCGTCTTGGTAAGCAAATTCAAGGTTTACTTGGAATTAGAGATAAAATTAAAGATGCTAGAAATAAAGCTAAAGATTCTGAAGAAAAAAATGCTCCTGTAGAAGAAAGTAAAACTTCTACTGAATCTACAAATACTAACATTACTGGTCAAGCTACTACAACTCAAAGTCAATCATCGACACAAAATGCTTCAAATTCTTCGTCACAAAGCGTTCAATCACAGCAGACAAATAATCAATCAGGTACACAACAAAAGTCGCCTACAAGCAAAGTAAATAGGGAAAAATCGAATGTTACTCAGACGAAATCAGAGTTTACACCAAAGAAATTAATAAGTTTCACATTTGATAAAGATGGCAATCCTACAAAAGCTAATAATGTAGATGATGGTTATGAACTTGTAGCTGGAGAAGATGGAACTTATGAAGTTACAGGAGCAAAATGTACTGATGATAGATTTTATAATAATGCTTACCTTGCTACTAATAATGAAGCTCAAATAGTTTATAACCCTTATGTTAAATTTGATGATGAAGGTAATGTTATAAGTTTTGAAAAAGGTAAACTTGGTACTCAAGCTGATGTAGATGCTTATGAAAAAGCTTTAGATGAAGCTGAAAAACAAAAAGAAGAACAAGCTCAAGATGAAGAACAATCATCAAGTTCTTCTACGGGGGAGCTATCAACAGAACCTGAAAGTCAAACTTCTAATGACCAAACTACTCAAGTTGAAGAAGAAACTAAACCTGAGGAGAAACCTGAAGAAAAACCTGAAAGTAAAAAAGAAGAAAAGAAAGGTCCTTCTCTTGAAGAACAAGATGAATTTAAGAATACTATGAGCAGGAAAATTCTAAATGATGTTAGAAGTAATCCTGATTTAGATTTATCTATTGCTAAACAAGAATATATAAATGAAGCTATTAAATTTGGTTTTAGTGAAGAAGAAGCTAAAAATATGACTGATGTATGGTTTAAACTTCCAGAAAAAGTTCAACAAATGCTTAGAGCTAAAAACAATAAATATGCTTCTATTCCTGATTTAATTGTAATGACTGCTGATAAAGCACTTGATAGATTTAATCAACTTACTCAACAATACAATAAAGTAGCTAATGATTTTCTTAAAGAGTACGCTTCTAATGTAAATCTTCCTGTTCGTAATGGAAAATATTATGGTCGTCTTGAAGATATTCTTAGATATGTTGAAGATGTAACTAAAGGAGCTGAATCTTCTGATTTTATATTTGATGCTATTAAAAATTATCTTAAAACTAATGAAGCAAAAGAATTATTTGTTTTAACTGATGAAAATCAAGTAGATAGAGCTGGATATTTAAAAGATAGTCATAAAACCACTTATCAAAGAAATGTAGAAAGAATTACTGGTAATTATCTTAATCAAGTTAATATAAATAATCTTTCTGAAATTCTTGATGAAGATGGAATTGCTGCTGCTGAAAAAGAATTATCTTTAATTCAACCTGGTGATGAACTTGAAGTAGAAAAAGGTAATAAACTTAATAAATCTACACAAGTAATTCTTTATAAACATAATGGAGTTACAATAGGTTGGCAAGCTCTATCTAGTATAAATCGTAATACTGGTAGAAATACTAGAATTGCTGATTGTTGGGTACACGAACTTGATTTAACCAGAGAGGAGAATGATGGAATGGCTAAAAATTTCTTTAAACAAATTCTTAGTCGTGAAGGTAATTTTGCAACTCTTGATGATATTGTTTATAAGGCTGCTTTTGATAAACTAACAAAAGATAAATTAAAACAATTAGTTACTAATTTTGCTACTCATCCTAGAATACAAGAAGCAATTAAAGCTGGTATTCTTAAAATAGATCAAGAACAAGGTTTCACTTATGAAAAAGCTTTAAATGGTATTGCTAAAATATGGAGATATAATTATGAACTTAAAGACGATACTGATATATTCCATGAAGATTTAGGTCCGTCTATAGATAATTATTATAATAAACTTAGAACTGAAATATCTGCTGCAAATATGATTGCTGATGGCGATTTTAATATTACTGTAGGTATAATGTCTAAAGGTGAAGTTATAAGAGCTAAAGATAAAGAACTTAAAGAAGATGGAACTACCAGAAATACATCAGAAGTTGCTGCACCTATATCAACAGCTTTAAGTGCTGGAACAGAAGCATATATTGGTGTTGGTGTAAACGGTTATGTTTCTATATCTGGTTTAGGAAATCAAAATTTTGGTACTACAGGTAGTGCTAGAAGTAATCAAACATATCTTTGTCTTCCTAATACAAATGGAACTATAGATTATGTTGCAGCATATCCTATTACTCTTAGACCAATGACTTATATACATAATGGTAAAGAAACTGAAATACCTAGAAATCAAGTTCTTGATACTTTAGTTAATTCTGTTATTGGTCAGATACAAGAAAGACTTCTTAATATAAAAGATTTTAATGATTGGAATGACCTTAGAGATTTAATTGCTAATATTTATTCTTTTGATAAGAATGGTATTCTTGGTGGTATAAGAGTTTATTATGATAATTATGGTAATGTTCAACTATTTTGTGATAATGGAAACAAATATACTTTATTTGCTAAAAACGTTAAAGGTAATGTTCCTAATATAATTAAAGTTGAAATTAATGGCGAAAAAAGAAATATTTCTTTTGGAGAAGCAGCAAATTTACTTGAAGAAGATATTAGAGAAAATACTAGAGTTAATATAAATAGTACTCTTGTTGCTGCTGATAACAATAGAGCTATGCCTATTAAGAATAAATTTATTCATTATGATAAAGAAGGTTTTCATATAAATATTCCAGCTTATAATGGAAATAATTCTTTTAATATAAATACTAGTTCTTATAATAGTTTTCTTATTAGCAATAATCTTCTTAGAGTAGATTTAGCTCAAGAAAATAGTTCTAATTATAGAAGAATTGCTACTAGAAAACAAGGTGGAAATCAAACTTTAAATATTGATATACATGATAAATTAGAGCAAGAGAACCCCCCTGTAGAAGATATTGAAGAAGTTGTTTCTCCTGATATTCTCCAATCTGATATTACTAATATCATTAATGATAAAGATATTGCCTCTAAAGGTTCAGCCATTGCTGAAAGATTAATGTCAGACCAAGCGGTACAGAATTATGAAACTCTTAAAAATAAAGTTAAAGGTCATAAATATTCAACAGTTCTTGATGGTTTGTTTCCTGAAAATATTATCTTTGACGACGAAGCGATTCAGACAGAAAGAACTAAAGAAGATGGAGATGCTAATGTTGTAGCTTATTATAATCCTAAAACAAATACTATTGTTGTAGGTAAAGATTGGCTTAATATTGCTTCTAATCCTAATCTTGGTGGTGGTAATCGAGCTGCTAGAGTTTTAATTCATGAAAATCTTCATAAACGAATTAATGCTAGTCGTAATAAAGTTAAAGCTAAACGACAACTTAAAACAATTTATGATGATTTTGCTCAAGCTATAGATGCTGATATTCTTGATTTAGCTGCTGGTAAATTCGATGAAGTTAATTCTAGACATGGTAACATATTTAAAGATGAAAATCATGCTAAAGAATTTATCAATCATATAGCTGAATATAAATTTGATAAACTTCTTGATAAGAATAAAGAAGATACTGCTATTGAAGAATTTATAGTAGAAAGTCTTACTTCTGAAGGACTTATTCAATATCTTAATTCTGTTCATGTAGAAGGTGAACATCTTAATAAAGGTACTAAATCTATATGGCAGAGAATTATGGAATTTATCAATAATATATTTGGTTTTGATATAGCAGATGAATCTCTTAGAGCTAAAGAGTTTAATACTCTTGCTAAAGCTTTTAGTAATGAGAAAAAAACTAAAATTCAAGAAGGAACTTTAAACTTTAAAGAAGATGAAACTCAACAAACAAAAATTGATAATGTTGTACCACAACAGGAAAGTGAAACTGAAAGTGTTTCTAAAGAAGAACTTCAATCAGAAGAAGATGAAGATAAGTCAGAAGATAATGAATTGGTAGATGATAATACTGATTTAAATGTAAATGAAGAAGATATAGATGAAGATGATGATATAGATTATTCTTCTGTTCCTGATAAAAGTCTTAATTCATATTCGACTGTTTTTGATTCTATTGCAAGCATTCCATTGTCAGAACAAGCCAAATTTGCTTCATTGATTGAGCAAGGCGAAGTTTCTGTTACTTGTCAATAGATTAATCATTAGTAATAATTCAACGTTCTAGAGGAGAAATTAAAATCCTCTAGAACTTTTTTGTTTAATATAATAATAATTTTAAAGCTATGAATGGTAGTTGTAATGTAGATGCAAAAAGATTTGCTGATACTGAGACTGGAACCCGTCTCAAAGAAATGTGTGGAGTAGATAGTACAAAATTTAATGCTATTGTTGCTTTAGTTTATAATCCGAATACAGATAGTGGATTTACTAAAGAATTTGATGATTATCGTAAAAGTGATGATATAGCAAAAGATGCTATGGATTTTTATCAATCTAAACATTTTGACGTTAATTATCAAACAACTAAATCTAAATATTCTGATACTATTCAAAGATTTGGATATGCTAATAGTCAAGCTAAGGTAATGGCTAATAGAGTTGTTGCTAATAACATTTTGACTTTCTATATATCTGATGTCCTTAAAGGAAAAGATTCTGAACATAAAGATAATAGAGCTAATTATTATGCAAATAGAACTATTAAGTTTATTGCTAAACAATTAGCTGTTAAACTTATGAAAGTTAGAAATGTTCCTAATACAAAAGAAAATAATATTAGAGTTATTAATCAACTTCTAGGATATAAAACTAATGAAGATTTTCTTTCAGTAGATAAAGATTTTCAATCTCTTAATGTTGAAGATAGAAATACTTTAGCTATGTTTAAAGAAATGCTTACTAATAAAGCTAAATTCTTTAATGTAATATATGCTGGAGATAGTCGTCTTGGACTTCTTAGAACAAGAGGAGATGATTCTATTGACGAAAGATTTGATGAAGAAGGATTAACAGAAGATGTGTTTGTAAATGATGATAATCAAGATTTAGTAGATGCTTCTAATAAAGAATATGATGTAGATACTACTACTGCTAGATGGGATGATAACAGTGGTATGGGTAGTAATTTTATGAATGGTATCGATGATAGTGTTAGACTTATTATGTTTACTATTCCTAAACTTACATCTACTGCTAAAGTTGATGGTAAATATTCTTATGATAGAAGTAATCCTCTTGGTACAATAGATTTTATTGATGGTAAAAAAGCGATTGCTACTATTATTTCTCAATGTAGTAGAGATAATGTTAATTCTTTTATTAAGTCTATTGAAAACATATCTAATAACAATAAAGATATGGCAGGTCTTATTAAACTTGTAGATATACTTAAATCTAATAAAGATTTTGCTTATTCTTTTAGACGTCAATTTATTAGAAGTATTATGCCTAAAACTGAAACTAGAGTTGAAGCTGATAAACAAGTTCATGCTATTTCTTCTAATAAAGAAGCTAGTCGTACTCAATCGTTAAGATTTAGTTTTCAAAATAATATTAAACATACTTCTTTGATAAATACTGAATCTGATGCTATAAATGCTATATCTAATGTAAATAAATATATAACTCGTTATAATAGTGGTCTTAAAACTAATAACGATATTCGTATGCAAGAAGCATTTAGTAATATTGCTTCTATATTAGCTAATGCTCTTCATGTTTATTATCCTGATATGGATAAAAACGCTGTAGCTTCATTTCTTAGAACTAACAAAATTAATGGACAAGTTAATGTTGCAGCAAATACTAATATCCTTATAAGTAATCTTGAAGGAACTGCTAAAAGTGCAACTATTAATCAACAATATAGAAAAGAAAATGAAGATGCTAAACGTAATTACAAGATTGCTTTTGAAGAAGATTCTAATGCTAAATTAGTTATTCCGCATGATAGTATTGTTAGCAAACAAAGTATAGCTTACGCTAATGAACTTGCTAATTATCTTGAACCATATTCTAGTATTGCTCTTCAGTTTAATTCCCGTAATGTTCTTGGTAATCAAAGTTCTGATATTATAAACAGTTCTATGCTTACAAATCTTATGAATGCTCTTAATGGAACTGAAATGAGTACTGATGCTGAAGGCAAACTTTCTCCTGAAGCTTTAATTCAATACGGCAATTATAAATTCCAAGGTAATCAATATAATCTTAGTAATATTCTTATTGAACAAAGAGATGCTAATGATAAAATTATTGTTTATGGTTTGTTTAAGAAAATAGGAGATAAATATGCTCCTACTGGTTATGCTAAACAACTTCTTAATATTAGTTTGTTTAATGGAGCTGGTAATCCTAATACAGGAGAAAATGTTCTTTATTCAGGAATGAGTAAAGGAGACTATGTTTATACTGGTTTTGCTAATTTCTTTAATGTTGAAAAAGATTTTGATGCTGATAATAAATATGATATTAAATTAGCTAATTATTTTATGCGTATTCCTTCTGATGCTCCTAAAAATTTTATTATTAGAGCAGCTAGATACGCTTATCATGATACTAATTATGGAGATTTATTTACTATAGAAAATAATGAAGAAGTCGAAACAGCTATTGATAAAGCTTTGAATGATATTCCTAAAACTGAAAAATCTCCTAATGCAGCTCAACTTAAACAATTTATTAAAATAGATTCTCGTGATGATTATAATCAAATGATTAATGATTTACGTGCTACTAGAATTAATAAACGTAAAATTAGAGATTATCAAATTCTTAAAGATGTCAATCATAAAGGAAGTTATCAAAATGGCGATAATATTGCAATCGGATATACATATACTGATGAATTAGGTAATGAAGACAAGTATGTTCTTCAAGGTAAAATCGGATTTGATTCAGATGATAATATGTATATTACAAATGCTAAACCTTATCATATTGGTAATGAATTTACATCTGATGTTCGTCAAAATCTTATAGACAAAATTAGACGTGAAGCTAATCGTACAGGTAAAATAGGAGATATAGTTATTAATAAACAAATTAATATTAATCATCCTTTATTCCAACAATATCGTAATGTCTTTATCCAAGAACTTACTGATATGGCTCATAGTATTAATCAATGGTTTGTAACTGATGCTAATGGTAGAATACAACAATGGCAAGAAGGAGAAAGTCCAGACCATAAAGCTGGTGAACCTAAATTTAAAGAGGGTTGGGGATTTGATAAAGAATCTGCTCGTAAAGCTTATGCTATATATGAAGTAGGTAAAGGTCATAAACATTTTGTAGAATATAATGACAAGACTAAAGGTCTCACTTTTACTGGTAGTCTTTTTAAAGATGATAGATTTTCTATAACTAATAATGATGGTACTACTACAAATGTAGCTCAAGATTTGATGAATAAATTGTTCAGTTCTCTCTACGGGGGGGATATTGAAGCTTATATTCCTTTTAAGTCTGATGGTGACAAAGTTGAAGTTAATTTGACTGATGACCAAAATAAAGAAGTTACTAAAATGATTAGTGACTTTATAACTAATTATGTTAATCAACAAGTTGAAAAGTTTGATGCTTTTAAAAATCTTGATGTTGCAGGTCTTATTAATGATCAAAATGTAGCTGATTTTGTTCTTAATACTAGACTTGCTTATATTTCATTTAATGATTTATTTGAAGGAGATACTAAGTTTTATAAAGATACCCAAACTTTTTTGAAACGTAGTAAAGAAAGTCAAGCTAGTGGTGTACCTTATGGTTTCTGTGATTATGCTACTGATTATTCTAGCACTTCTGTTGTTATAGAAGGAGCTTATCTTAATGATGGAGAAATACAGAAAAGATTTTCTAATTTTAAGAATCCTCTTGATGTTAAACAAATGACTAAGTTTAGAGGTATAACTATTAAAAATACTATTAGAACTTCTGAACAATGTAAGGTTGCTACTTTTGATGAAGATGGTAATCAATTATCTGAAGATGGTAGTTTGGTAAAAGACCTTGTTAAAAATGCAGGTCTTACTATAGAACAAGCTAGAGATTTAATAGGTGGACCTATTCAATATGAAGATGGTAAACCTGTTATTAAGAATGGTGTTGTTCAAAGAAAAGGTGGTTATCAAGGTACTACTGTAAATGATGCTCAATCTTATATTACATTTGAAGAATGGGTTCGTCGTGTAGCTGGTCGTGGTCAACTTACCAAATATTTACCTCTTATTGAAAAGATTCAAAATGATGAACCTCTTAGTAGTGCTGATATTAAAGAATTTGTTCAAGTTCAAAAGAACTTTTATTATGACCAATATTTTGACCCTGTAACTAAGAAGTTTGTTCCTCGTCAAATTAAGAATGCTGAATTTGTTCTTGTTCCTAGATTTATTAAAGGTACTCAACTTGAACAAGTTTATAATCTTATGAAAGATAATCATATTGATCAACTTAATACTGAAGAGACTTCTAAAGCAGGTAAAGCAAGAGTTCTTGAAATATTTGATTCTAAGACTGGTGAAGTTACTCAAGAACATATTGATGATTTTAATGCTCATGCTGATGCTTATGCTGAATATTATGATTATAATCATCTCTATACTCAACAAGAAACTCCACAACATATGGATGCTGAGAATAAAGCCGGTATTCAAATTATGAAGAAGATTATAGATAATATTAATATTACTAGTCCTCTTTATTCTAAAAAACAAGAATTTTTCAAACTTTATTCTGCTAACATTAAAGATAGTTTTAATACTATTGCTGATGAAATTAATATTCCAAGAGATGAAAATGGTAATATTAAATTTAACGATGATGGTACTATTAGTGGTATAGATTATAAGATGTTCTTCTCTAAACTTAAAGAAGAATGTATGCGTCTTGGTCTTGATAGTAATATGATGGATTATGTAACACTTGTTGAAAACGAAGTTGTTAATCCTATGACAGGAAGACCAAATCCTAATATGCCTATGATTCTTAGTAATGCTATTACTAAGCTTGAAAGTGTTAGCCAATCTGTATTTAATAGAGCTATTACTCGTCAAAAACTTCCTGGTTTCCATGCTGCTCAGATTACTAATGTTGGTTTTAAAGCTACTAAAGATCAAGTAAGTTATTCTAAAGAACTTCGTTATCATCCTGCAACTAAAGAACATCCTGAAGGAGAACGTTATATTGAAATAATGCTTCCTAAGAGTAATTTTGGTTTTGCTAAAAATGAAGATGGTACATATAAAGCTGATGATGATGCTCTTCTTAAGCAACTTCAAGATGCAAAACTTGACACTCTTATTGGTTATCGTATTCCAACTGAAGGTAAGCAATCCGTTTGTGTAATGAAAGTAGTTGGTTTCCTTGATGATGCTCAAGGTTCTACTATTG